TACCCCCCTACTTGAAAAACCCCCCTACCCAAAAATATTATTATAGTGTAAAAAAATTATATACGTGTTGGAGGACACTGCTATGGACCCAGATAAGATTATAGACTTCCCCGTGCCGTCTGAACTGGATCGGCAGTTTCTTGAGATAGAGAAACAGCAAGAACTTATACGGGAGCAGACAAAGCATATAGAAGATGCTAAGTTGGCTAAGTTTATAGAGGACTTATACAAGTGACCATAACTGTAGATGTGCAAACTAATGTGCCTGTGCCAGCGGACAATCCGTCTATACCCCTTGCTGATCGAATAGCTGCCGCTGCCGAAACCACCAAGTTGCTTGCAGAGCATGGCCTAGAGATAGAGGCAACCAACGCAGATAGAGATACTGCTGCAGCCATAGCAACTGCGTTTGCCGAAGACCCTGTGAAGACTGCAAAGAAGGCTACACCTAGGCGGACTGCGGTATTAACACCTGCTACTTTGCTTTTAACTGATCGAATCCTTAAAGATTTCGGTCATTCTGTCGTTAAGAACTCTATACAGATAAGGCACCTAGTCACAAACAAGCTAATCGAAGAGACCGAGAACCCAGACGCACGGATACGTATACGCGCACTAGAACTACTAGGTAAGGTCTCAGACGTGGGGCTGTTTGCCGAGAAGACCGAAGTAACTGTCACTCACCAGACTACAGACGATATCAGAGATAGACTGCGAGATAAGTTAACTAAGCTCGTAGATGTCACACCAGACGATGATGTAGAAGATGCCGTAATCCTAGATGGTCAGACTATAGACATAGACGCCGAACTCGGAATAAGCGATGAAGGATAGCGTCACAAATGGCTTCTCCGAGGAAGAAGTGCAGCACATGCTGGACAACTTGGACAGCTTCTCAGACGAAGAAATAGCCGAGATAGACAAGCTAGTAGAAGAGCTAGGGGTACGTAAGCGTAACAAGACCGCCTACGATGATCTTATAGAGTTCTGCAAGCGGATGCAGCCTGACTATATTGTGGGGCGTCACCATCGCATACTCGCTGATTTGCTGATGGCAATTGAGGCGGGAGACGAGGATCGTATCTGTGTCAACATACCCCCACGTCACGGCAAGTCACAGCTAGTATCTATATATTTCCCAGCGTGGTTCTTGGGGCGTAACCCTACCAAGAAGGTTATGATGGTGTCGCACACCACAGACCTTGCTGTGGACTTCGGGCGTAAGGTACGTAACCTTATCTCCCTAGATGACTTTAAAGATATATTCCCCACAGTTAAACTAGCGGTAGATAGTAAGTCTGCGGGGCGGTGGAATACGAATTTCGGTGGTGAGTATTATGCGTGTGGTGTTGGTTCTGCTCTTGCTGGTCGAGGCGCTGACCTCTTGCTCATTGACGATCCCCACTCAGAACAAGACGTTATCAACGGCAACTTCTCTGTGTTTGAGAGAGCATACGAGTGGTACACCTTTGGTGCGCGTACTCGTCTTATGCCGGGAGGTTCAGTAGCGATAATACAGACGCGCTGGCACATGGACGATCTGACAGGTCGTGTGACCGCTGATATGGTCAAGAACGAGAAGTCCGATCAGTTTGAGATTATAGAGTTTCCCGCCATCCTAGACTCCGAAGATGATGACGGTAAGCCGATACAGAAACCACTGTGGCCTGAGTTCTTTGACTTAGAGGCGCTGCTACGCACGAAGTCATCTATGCCTTCGTTTCAGTGGAACGCACAGTACCAGCAGACACCTACAGCAGAAGAAGCGTCTATCATAAAACGTGAGTGGTGGCGCATATGGGCTGACGATGATCCGCCCGACTGTGAGTATATTATAATGTCACTTGATGCTGCAGCCGAGAAACACAACCGCGCTGACTATACATCGCTGACAACGTGGGGGGTGTTCTTCAACGAAGAAGAGGAGATGCACAACCTCATCCTGCTGAACGCTATAAAAGAGCGTATGGAGTTTCCAGAGCTAAAAGAGTTGGCTGTACGGGAATACCACGATTGGGAGCCAGACGCGTTCATCGTGGAAAAGAAGTCATCGGGGTCAGCCCTGTATCAAGAGATGAGACGCATGGACTTGCCTGTGCAGGAGTACACACCTCACCGTGGGTCGGGTGATAAGATGGCGCGTCTTAACTCTGTGGCTGACATAATACGGTCAGAGCTGTGTTGGGTTCCCGCTAAACGATGGGCAGAAGAGTTAGTAGAAGAAATAGCTGGGTTTCCGTTTATGTCTAACGATGACCAAGTTGACTCTACAGTTATGGCGTTGTTGCGTTTCAGGCAGGGTGGGTTCATACGACTACCTACCGATGTGTGGGATGATGAACCTGAAATACCACAGAGAGCGGACTATTACTAACATGCTGGCTTTATCACGCGAGTTTTGGTATTACGCCTATAGGACGCTCGCCGCGTCCCGTGGGGGTGTTCTGGGTTTCCTCCCAACCTATAGGGCACCCTCACATCGACAAGGACACATTTATTTGTTAGAATTACAAAAGAAACATCGTAGCGAGGCCCGACATGGCAATTGAAAAAATGATGACTCCCAATGAGATCGAGTTGATGGGTGAGACCCCTGACTTAGAGGTAGAAGTCATAGCCGATGCTGACAGTGCAGTCGAAGTCGAGATGGATGATGGGTCTGTAGTCATAAACTTTGGTAGTCCCGGACTCGATGATGACCTTGATGCAGCTATGGAAGACCACAATGCGAACCTAGCCGAGGCTATTGAGGACGGGATGTTGGAGAGCATGGCCTCTGAATTGGTAGAGGACTTCGATAATGACCGCGCATCACGCAAAGAATGGGCCACATCGTACATAAACGGCTTAGATTTGCTGGGTATGAAGGTCGAAGATCGCGCACAACCTTGGCAGGGAGCCTCTGGGGTGTACCATCCCATGCTTACTGAGGCTGTAGTGCGGTTCCAAGCGCAAGCCATGAGTGAACTTATGCCTGCGGCTGGCCCTGTGAAGTCAAAAATCGTGGGTAAGATGACTCCTGAGAAATTAAAACAATCTCAGCGTGTAGAAACAGAACTCAATTACCTCATAACGGAAGAAATGCCCGACTACCGGAACGAAATGGAGCAGATGCTGTTCAAACTTCCGTTAGCTGGGTCCGCATTTAAGAAAATATACTACGATCCGATCTTAGAGCGTCCTGTATCTGTATTTGTACCTGCCGAAGACTTTGTAGCGTCCTACGGCGCGTCTAACTTGCGTACCTGCCCCCGCTATACGCACGTTATGAAGAAAACTTACGAAGAAATACGCGCATTACAGGTTAACGGGTTCTACGCAGACATAGAATTACCGGAACCAACGCGTGATATTACGGACATTGAAGAAAAATACAACGAAATGGATGGGACAGAGCCTGTTTATAGCGATGACCCACGCCATACACTGCTAGAAATGCACGTAGATATCATATTGCCCGAGCCGTTTGACGATCCTGACGGTTTGGCGCTTCCATTTGTGATTACAATGGACAAATCTTCGCGTTCAATCCTAGCAATCCGTCGAAATTGGTACGAAGATGACAAGAAGAAGCGGAAACGCAGTCATTTTGTACATTACCCGTACCTGCCCGGAATGGGCTTCTACGGTACAGGATTGATCCACACCATAGGTGGGCTGGCAAAGTCCGCTACGTCCATCATGCGGCAGCTTATCGACGCTGGGACACTATCTAACCTACCAGCAGGGCTAAAGTCTCGTGGTATGCGGATCAAAGGGGATAATACACCCCTGATGCCCGGAGAATTTAGAGATGTTGACGTTCCGGGTGGAGCGATTAAGGACTCTATCACCTTCCTACCGTACAAAGAGCCGTCACAGGTGCTGTATACCCTCCTAAACAACGTGGTTGAGGAAGGACGGCGCATTGGCTCTGTAGGGGACATGCAGGTAGGTGATATGAACGCACAGGCTCCTGTAGGCACCACACTGGCGCTTATGGAACGGTCTATGAAGGTTATGTCGGGCGTACAAGCGCGCCTACACGCGGCTATGAAGGAAGAACTACGTATTCTGGCCCGTATTGTACATGACTATATGCCCTCTGAGTACGCATATGAGATGGATGAGCCTGCGGATCGTGCAGCAGACTTTGATGGACGTGTAGACGTAGTACCCGTGTCTGACCCTAACGCCGCTACTATGGCGCAGCGTATTATGCAGTACCAAGCGGCCCTACAGCTATCACAACAGGCACCACAGCTATATGATCTGGGTAAGCTGCATCGCCAAATGCTTGAGGTTCTAGGTATCCCAGACGCGTCAGATATTATTAAGCTACCTGAAGATATCAAGCCTGCTGATCCTGTGTCCGAGAATATGTCGATAATGAAACAAGAGCCTGTAAAAGCGTTCTCGTATCAAGATCACGAAGCACACATTATGACCCACATGGCGGCGCTACAAGACCCCAAGATACAGCAGATTGTAGGTCAGTCGCCGTTTGCAGGGGCCATATCAGCGGCTATGCAGTCTCACGTCACAGAACACATAGCATTGCAGTATCGCAAAGAGATCGAAGCACAGCTAGGCACAGAGCTACCTGACCAAGATGAGCCACTACCAGAGTCCGTAGAGCGCGAACTGTCTAAGGTGGTCGCACAGGCGGCAGGGCAGCTACTCAAGAAGGATCAAGCCGAGGCATCCGCAGAGGAAAACGCCAAACAACAGGCAGACCCTCTGACACAGCTACAGCAGCGTGAGATGGCTATCAAAGAGCAAGAGCTTCAGCACATGATGAAGATGGATCAGGCAAAGCTGCAGCTTGATATGGAGACTAAACGGGCCAACATTGGTGTTCAAGAAAGTCGCATGGAAGCTGACAACGCCAAAGCAGCGGCTAACATACAGTTAAAAGTAGCTGAGTTGCAGACAGAAGAAGATACCACAGCTATTAAACTAGCGATGGAAGCAGCTAGAGACATAAACGATAGGGACTAATACGTGGAGCAGAGCATATTCCTAACGGTGTTGAACCGTATAGAGGAGCAACGTAGCGCAATACGTCATCATCTAGCAGGTGGTGGCGCTACAAATGACAGAGAATACTGGAAGTTTGTGGGCGAGTACGAAGCGTTGGGCAACACAGTCGCAGAGATTAAAGAAGTAGAACAACGGTATATTGATCCATAGAACTTTTAGTTGTATGGCAAAGTTACGTGGATAATCCACGCAAAGGCGCTGTGAGCCTTTAATCACTGCTAGGAGAGTAAAATGTACGCGGCGAACAAGTTGGAAGATAGCGAACTACAGGCTAAACTTCCCGAGCCTAAAGGCTTTAAAGTTTTAATCGCAGTCCCAGAACTAGATGGAAAGACAGAAGGCGGCGTTATTATGCCTGATGCTCTTAAATCCATGGAAGAGACAGCATCTATCATTGGGTTTGTTATAAAAACCGGACCCGAGGCTTACACAGACAAAGAGCGGTTTCCCAGCGGACCCTACTGTGAGGAGGGAGACTTTGTAATCTTCCGTTCTTACTCAGGCACTAGATTTAAGGTGATGGGTAAAGAGTTTCGTATTATCAATGATGACACCGTAGAAGCGGTGGTAGAAGACCCACGGGGGTATAGTAGAGCATGAGTGGCGCAGAGCAAGCTGTAGAAGATACAGGCACCGTAGAAGTATCTATGGAATCATCGGATGACCTTATTGTAGAGGTTGAAGACGATACTCCTGAAGAGGATAAAGGCCGACCACGCCGAGCTAAAGGTGAAGAAGCTGACATTCCAGAGGACGATGACTTACAACAACACAGTGAGTCAGTACAGAAGCGGATTAAGAAACTAAAGTTTGAGTATCACGAAGAACGCAGGCGTAAAGAAGAAGCAGAACGAGAACGTGAAGCGGCTATACAGTACGCGCAAAGTGCTAAGAGTGAGGCTGACAAACTACGCAAAAACCTGTCTGAGGGTGAAGGCGTCTTAATCACACAGGCAAAAGCACGTAACAGTTCTGAACTTACTCAAGCAAAAGCTGCTTACAAACAAGCGTATGATGCTGGTGACTCTGATGCGGTAGTTGAAGCGCAGTCAGCTATGGTAAAACTACAGACCGAAGCTGACCGCATTGAAAACTGGAAACCTAGACCACCAGAAGCTCCACAGCAACAGCAGGCACCTGCAGCAAGACCCCGCGCACCTGAACCTGATAAGAAGGCGCAAGAGTGGGTAGCTAAAAATTCTTGGTTTACCGAGGATAAGGGTATGGAGCGATACGCTATGCTTGTGCATCAGGAGCTAGTAGAAGAAGGAGTTGATTCTTCTTCTGATACATACTATAGTCGAATTGATGGTGCCATGCGGCAGCGTTATCCAGACAGGTTTGACGATGTTACCGAGGACAGAAAACCGCAACGTCAAGCTGGCTCCGTGGTGGCCCCAAGTGGTAGAAATACTGCTACATCACGCACAACGATTAAACTGACCTCCTCTGAGGCCGCTATCGCCAAGCGACTTGGAGTACCACTTAAAGATTACGCGGCGCAAAAGCTGAAGGAATTAAACAATGGCTGATCGCAAACCTCGCTCTTTAGACACCCGTGAAACAGGTGAACGTAGGAAACCGTGGAAGCGCGCATCTATGTTGCCAACCCCCGAACCGCGTGACGGCTTGTCGTTTCGTTGGATTCGCACAGCTACCTTGGGTAACGGTGATATGACCAATGTTTCTCAACGCTTTCGTGAAGGGTATGTAGCTTGTAAAGCAGAAGACTACCCCGAACTAAAGATCATGTCCGATATTGACTCGCGCTTTAAGGATAATGTCGAAGTCGGTGGGTTATTGCTATGTGCAATACCTACAGAATTGCAAGAAGATCGAATCGACGGTCAGTTGGAGACTGCACAACATCAGTCCGACGCTGTGGATAGGAACTTCATGCGGGAATCTGATCCCCGTATGCCCGTTATGGCTCCTGAACGGTCTACTCGTACCTCGTTTGGTAAGTAGTTAACTACTTACTGTATGTGAAATCGTAATAGAGGAGAGACTTAAATGGCTCTTACATCTACTCCATACGGTTTGCGCCCTATTAATGCGATTGGTGGGCGTCCCTTTGCGGGATCAACTCGCCAATTACCTATTACTTCTGGGTTCAACACCGCTATCGCCAACGGCGACATTGTGCAGGTAGCCGCGAATGGCACCATCACAAAGGTCACTCAGGTTGGTACAAACGCTGCTGCGTTCCCTGCTGGGACTGTTGGCGTCTTTCTTGGCTGTTCATACACTGATACTGTTCGTGGGTTTACTCAGAATAACCAGTGGCCTGCAGGTCAAGTTGCTGCCGATGCTCAGGCTTATATTTGTGATGACCCTAACGCGTTGTTCCAAATTCAAGCTGATGCTGCCGTAGCGCAAACTCTGATGCACAGCAACTGCGCTGTTAATCAGACTCCGCCAGATACAGCCAATGGCAATTCCAGAATCTCTCTGGATGTAGCTACTGCTGCTGTCACCGCCACAGTCGCCTTTAAGATTGTAGATTTCGTTAACGCACCCGGATCAACCGTGGGTGACGCATTTACCGATGTGATTGTTAAGTTCAATCCTTCGTCACATGCGTACACCGCTGGTCTTGGCCTGTAAGGAGATAATCAATGGCTATTTCTCGCGCACAGGCGCTAAAAGAGCTTCTTCCGGGCCTCAACGCCCTGTTTGGTTTAGAGTACGGCAAGTACGAAAACGAGCATGAAGCCATCTACGAAACCGAGTCTTCGGAGCGTAGTTTTGAAGAGGAAGTAAAACTGTCAGGTTTTGGCGCTGCACCCGTCAAAAACGAAGGTTCTGCTATCTCGTATGATAACGCGCAGGAATCATTCACTGCTCGTTACAACCATGAAACTGTGGCTATGGGTTTCTCTATCACTGAAGAAGCGATGGAAGATAACCTATACGATTCACTGTCCACCCGCTATACTAAAGCACTAGCTCGCGCTATGGCTTATACCAAGCAGGTTAAGGCAGCGGCTCTATTGAACACAGGCTTCGCCACCTTTAACTCAGGTGATGGCGTCACACTGTTCAATGTTAACCACCCTACAGTATCAGGTGCTACAAACGGCAACCGCCCTGCGGTAGCTGCGGACTTGAATGAAACTTCGCTTGAGCAAGCAGTAATTGATGTTGCGGCCTACGTTGATGAACGTGGTCTCCTTATCGCTGCGCGCCCTCGCAAGCTCATCATCCCTGCGGGTCTTATGTTTGTGGCAACACGCTTGCTGGAAACCACAAATCGTGTGGGTACAGCCGATAATGATATTAACGCGCTTAACTCAAACGGTTCTATTCCGGGCGGTTATACGGTTAACCATTATCTGACCGATGCGGATGCGTGGTTTATGACCACTGATATTCCTAATGGCATGAAGCATTTCGAGCGGACTGCTATGAATACCAGCATGGATGGCGACTTCGATACAGGTAACGTGCGCTACAAAGCGCGTGAGCGTTATTCGTTTGGTGTCTCTGACCCACTGGGTATCTACGGCTCTCCCGGAGCCTAAGATAGGCGTCAATGCTGATTTGATAGGGGTGACTTCGGTTGCCCCTTTCTTTTTGTCTAAAGGTACTGTATTACTAATTCATCCCTGACAGATGCGCTTTGCATCTGACTTAACCCACGACAGGAGATCATCATGGGTACTACAACTTTCTCAGGCCCGATTAAATCAGGCACGATTAAAGAAACCAGTGGAACAACCGTTGGTTCTAACATGGCTAACGTAGGTTTTGTTGTCCTTTCGCAAACTGCTGCGATTGATCAAACAGCAACAACAACGACCACAAATATTATTATTCCCCCGAACAGTCAGCTTATCTCAATTGATGTGACTGTAACTACAGCGTGGAGCGGTGGAGCCACAACTCTTGGTCTGGGCGGCGTTGGCGCGGCAACTACTCTGACTGCTGCTGGAGCTATTCAAGGTAATGCAGTGGGTATCGTGGCGGCAAGTCCCGGAACTGACGCAACTCGCACAGGGAAATGGCTAAACACAGGCACAGGCGACCACAGGCTGATCGTGACCACAGCAAACACTGGAAATGGTGTCGGCGCAGTTACCGTTGTCTATGCACAAAGCAACAACGTAACGTAAGGAGTAGCTAAATGGCTGGTCAAGAGGTCCGAGCTTACAACTTTGCGGCAAGCGATACTGCTGCTCTTGTAGGCCCATCACGCGGTAGGTTGCAGGGCGTTCTAGTTAACGCTGCTGCGGTTGCGGCTTTTACCATTCGTAGTGGTAGTGCTACGGGCGATATTATACTTCAGCTAACTCTGCCTGTAGGTTGGAATGATGTATATATCCCTAATGACGGTATTCTTGCTGACAACGGTTGTTTTGTTGCTGCCTTTACAGGCACTAACAATGTAATGACCCTGCTCATAGAGTAAATCGTTATGGCTTCAAAGGGTGAGATGCCGAAGCGTAACAAAAAGAATTTCCGCTCCACTAAGTCTGGGGCGGGAATGACGAAGGCGGGTGTTGCTGCGTATAGACGTAAAAACCCCGGATCGAAGTTAAAAACCGCTGTTACGGGTACAGTTAAAAAAGGCAGTAAAGATGCCAAGCGGCGCAAGTCGTTCTGCGCTCGTTCTGCTGGACAGATGAAACAATTCCCCAAAGCAGCAAAAGACCCGAATAGCCGTCTACGACAGGCTAGAAAACGCTGGAAGTGTTAGGATAAATTATGGCTAAACGTGACACACACACGGCACAAGATCGCCGTAAGAACGAAGCGGAACGAAAGCGTTTAGATGCAGAAGCCGCTGCCGCTGAAAAAGAACGTATTCGTTTAGAAGAAATAGAGATACAAAAGCAGATAGAAGCAGGTGTTTTTAAAGGTGCTAAAGGCGGCATACTTAAAATGCGTAGTGGCGGTAAAATGGATGGTCGCGCTATAAGAGGTAAGACACGAGGGCGGTATGTCTAAAGCAAAACCTACCAATGCTGCGTTGTGGTCTAAGGCTAAGTCCGCAGCCCGAAGTAAGTTTGATGTTTATCCTTCCGCTTATGCAAATGCTTGGGCTTCTAAGTGGTATAAAGGTAAAGGTGGCGGTTGGTCTGGCGGCAACAATAAGGTAGCTAAAAGTGGCAAAAGCAAAACCAAAAAAACCTAGTACCAAGGGTGGTCTTGGAAAATGGTTTGGCGAAGATTGGAGAGACGTTAAGACGGGCAAAGCCTGCGGACGCAAAACCGCTAAAGGTAAGTCCAAGCGTCCTTACCCTGCCTGTCGCCCTAAAAAGGTGGCGTCTAAGATAACTAAATCTGAGGCCACAAAGAAAACTGGGCCTAAGCGTGTAAAATGGTCTACTACTGCTAGTGGTAAGAAAAGGACTAAATAATGGCTACAGTCGTACCCGATCTACCAGAACTGTTTGAGGAAGCCTTTGAACGGGCTGGCTTGCAGATGCAATCTGGGTATGACTTACGCACTATTCGTCGTAGTCTTAATATCTTAACCCTAGAGTGGCAGAACAGGGGTCTTAACCTATTTACTATTGACTCTGGCACTGTCAACCTGACTGCAGGGCAAGTAGATTACAGTATGCCCGTAGATACCATAGACATTATTGAGCATCAGCTACGTACTGGTACAGGTACAAACCAGATAGATACAGCGTTGCAGCGTGTTAGCGTGTCTACATATGCACAGCAGACTAACAAGAACACTGTAGGACGGCCAACGCAGATATATGTGCAGCGGCTACCTACTGAAGTAAAGTTTACACTGTGGCCCACACCGGACACTACACAGACTTATCAACTACTGTATTTTCGCCTAAAGGGTATTGATGGTCTTGCGTCAGGTGTTGGGGGAGAAACAAACAATATACCTCCACGGTTTGTGCCTGCACTTGTATCAGGGTTAGCGTTTCATGTAGCCATGAAGAAACCCGAAGCTGCAGCTAGAGCAACGCCTCTTAGAGAAGAGTATGAGTATCAGTTTAAGCTGGCAGCATACGAAGACCAAGAACGTGCATCCTCTATGTTTGTACCGTTTCAAACCTTTCATGGGGGGATGCGATGAGCTACGCGTCTGGTAAGTACGCATATGGTATATGTGACCGAACAGGGTTTAGATACCCTTTAAACGAGCTTGTGTGGGAGTTCAAAGATGGACACCGTACTGGTTTTCGTGTTGGTAGAGACGTAGTTGATCCAGATCAACCACAGAACTTTTTGGGGCGTATTCGGGTTGTTGACCCTCAATCTCTACTTAACCCCAGACCGGATTATGAGCCGGGGCGAGGAATTGGTGGTTGGAACCCTGTAGGGGGCCCTCTCTTATACCTGACAGGTCAAGTTGGAACGGTATCCATTAGTGTACTTGCGGGAACTGCTCCAAGATTTGACAGTACGGCTGTTACGCTAGATTCAACAACAGATACTTTTGACGAGGGATAGAACATGACTTTGCAGGCAGTAGGGATAGGAAGTAGCGCAAACGATGGTAGTGGGGATACCCTTCGTTCTGGTGCCACTAAAATAAACGCAAACTTTACTGAGATATATGCTGCTATTGGGAACGGCTCTGCGCTCACAGATATAATAGACGGTAACGGTCTTATTGATGTGAGTTCTGGAGCCAATAAGATTGTTTTTTATTACGCCAATTTAAGCGACTTACCTAGCGCGGGTACATATCATGGCGCAGTAGCGCATGTTCACGCAACAGGCGGGTTATATTTCGCACATGGTGGAGCGTGGACTAGGCTAAATGATGAGACAACTGGACCTGTGACTAAATACACTGCAGGTGTAAACGGATCAACTGCCTATACATTTACTGGCCCCGGAGCTACATCTGGCAACAATCCAAACTTTACTTTCTACAAAGGTCATACTTATCTTTTAAATAATACGGCTAATGTAGGCAGTCATCCTTTGCAGATAAGAGTATCGTCAGGTGGTTCTGCTTTCACAACGGGTGTAACTGACAACTATAATTCTACTACAGGGTTAACACAGTTCATCGTTCCGCACGAGCCTTCTGACTCTTCTTTAGTATATCAATGTACCAACCACAGCGGTATGGTTGGAAACATAACAATAGTATAACTTAACGGACGGTACGGCTAACACACCATAGGAGACTTGGACATGGCTATGAAGAAAAAAGGTGCCGCTAAGGGCGGTGTACGGAAGATGAAGGCTGCTGGTAAATTAGAAATGGTTAAAAACAAAGCTGGAAAAATGGTTCCTGCTTTTGCTGCTGATGGCAAAGGAAAAATGGCTAAAGGTGGGGCTGTAGCTAAGAAGATGGGCGGCGGCATGATGAAGAAAAAAGGCATGGCTAAAGGCGGTGCTGTAGCTAAGAAGATGGGCGGCGGCATGATGAAGAAAAAAGGTTACGCTAAAGGTGGCAAGATGGCGAAAATGAGTAAAGGCGGCGGTACGTTTGCTCGTGGTAGCGGTGCAGCACGTCCTCAACGCTTTCGTAAAAACGGCTAATGCCTTATCTGCAGAGCAATATACCACACTTTAAGTGTTGGGTTCGTCGTGAGTATACGGTCAACCATGAGCGTTACCACGGCGAATTTCTACATGCTATGGTTATCGCTGTCACTACAATGCCTAACAGATGCCTGAGTTTTCAGATTATCTTTACGGGGTGTGAGGCGGACGATACAGGCGAAGCTAACGTACACGGTGGGGCTATGTGGGCTAGGATGCCCATAACTGCTCTGGTGGCCGATGAGTCATTTGAAGAGTGGCCCGAGGGTATGGCAGTTCACGAAGCCCAGCCTTGGGACTGCCCTTCCCATACACATGCGGTATACACGCTTGATAGGGCGTCACCTTGTCCGTGGATGGCAAAGATTGCAGGAGGGTTCTTTCCTGCTAAATACCTATTTACTGTAGACTATACCGACACAGATGTAGCAGATGACCCTGCACAGCATAAACAAGCGCATGTACTACAGCTACTAGATGCGGGTAAGTGGACAGGCAATATAGTGGCGTTACCCAACAACAGGGTACGGGTAACACACCCTGCGTGGTTTGAGACAGGTGAAGGCGCACCAGACTTTAAGCCATCACAGCATATACATTATTCCAAATCTGATTTAGACTACACGCTAGATGTAACGCAGATATTTGATAATTTGTACAGCGAGGCCGAGTAATGAACTATACTGAGCTTACGCAAGCTATAAAAGACTATACAGAGAACACAGAAGCAACATTCGTCTCTATGATCCCTACGTTTGTCCAGCAAGCGGAGCAACGTATATTTCGTACTGTTACTATACCCGAAGTTAGAAAAAACGTTTCGTCCAATATGAATGATGGTAATCAATATTTAGCAAGGCCGAGCGACTTTCTAGCAGTGGCTTCACTAGCGGTGGTTGATGGTAGCGGTGACTATAGTTATCTTTTAGACAGAGATGTTAATTTTATAAGGGAAGCCTATCCATCTTCAGCCACAACAGGGCTACCTAGATACTATGCACAGTTTGATGGAGATGTTGCAAGTACAAACTCGCCGGGGCATTTTATACTAGGGCCAACACCTAACGGTAACTTTGTTACTGAATTGCATTATTATTTTGAACCGCCGTCTATTGTCACCACAGCAACCTCTTGGTTAGGTGACAACGCAGATACTGTGCTGTTGTATGGGTCTCTTTTAGAAGCATATACCTTTATGAAAGGTGATCCTGATATAATGCAGAATTATCAGGCGCGATACGAAGAGGCGATAAGGCAACTATCAAGGATAGATGCCGCTAGTAAGAGAGATAGTTATCGTGATGGGGAGCCAAGGGCGTTAATAGGGTAAGCAAAACAGAAATATTGCACACTACCCCGCAATGCTTTAGAATAACAATTAAAGAATACCGTAAGGGACTGGTTTTCCTGACCTTGCAAAACAACTAAGGAGACTACGATATGGCTTTTGACGGCAACTTTATGTGTACCTCTTTTAAGGTAGAACTCTTAAAGGGCATCCACGACTTTACTGCCTCATCAGGTGACACTTTTAAAATTGCGCTATATACAAACAGCGCAGCGTTTAGGGCAAACACAACTGCGTACACTACCGCTAACGAAGTGAGCAACTCTGGGACTTACTCCGCAGGGGGTGGCAATCTTGTAAGCGCAACTCCTGTGGCTTCAGGTGTAGTAGCGGTGTGTGATTTTGCCGATATATCGTTTACTGAGGCTACAATCACTGCATATGGCGCGTTGATTTACAATAGTAGCGCATCAGGCAACCCAGCGGTTGCGGTTTTGGATTTTGGTTCCCCTAAAACTTCTACTACGGGTACGTTTACTATTAGCTTCCCTGCACCGGGTTCTAGTAGTGCTATTGTCCGTATTGCTTAATTTAAGAGGATAACTTTATGGCATTTGTTGTAGCTGATCGTGTAAATGAATCTACTACGACTACAGGAACGGGGTCGTATGCTCTGGGCGGAGCTGTAGCGGGGTTTCAAACATTTTCGGCTGCAGTCTCCAATGGTGACACTCTTTATTATGCAGCTACTGATGATGATGATTACGAAGTAGGACTCGGTACTTACGCTTCTTCGGGAAATACGTTAGCCCGTACAACAGTATTCTCTTCATCAAACTCTAATAACGCTGTTAATTGGGGAGCAGGAACAAAAAAGATATTTCTAACGTACCCTGCTTCAAAGGCGGTAGTTGAGGATGCAAGTAACAACGTAACCATCGGCAACAATTTAGTTGTGGGTGGCACAGTGGATGGTCGTGATGTAGCAACTGACGGCACTAAGCTCAACGGAATTGAAGCCAACGCGGATGTTACTGACACAGCCAATGTAACCGCTGCTGGCGCATTGATGGACTCTGAAGTAGACGCTAATATTAAAACACTAGGTCTACCCGCTAGTACAACCATCTCCACTTTTGGAGCTAGTCTTGTCGATGATGCAAACGCAGCAGCAGCACGTACTACGCTGGGCGTTGCTATTGGTTCCAACGTACAGGCTTATTCTAGCGTTCTAGCAAATACCACGGCGTCTTTTCTTACCGCAGATGAAACCAAGCTAGATTTTATTGCCGTTACGCAGAACGTTGACCTTGACCAGATGGAAACAGATATTGCGGCTCTTGCTAATGGCATGGTCTATAAAGGCAATTGGGACGCATCGGCAGGTAGTTTTCCCGGATCAGGCTCTGCACAAACGGGTTGGTTTTATTACGTTTCAGTAGCTGGAACTGTTGACAATATAGCGTTCGCAGTGGGAGACAACATTGTTGCAACAACAGATAACGCTTCTGCCTCTACCTACGCAAACAACTGGTCAAAACATGACCAAACAGACGCAGTTCAAGCGGTTGTAGGGTTAACTGGTTCTGTAACTAAAAGCGGATTACTAACAGCGTTAAGCGTAGAAGACGGTGCTGACGTAACCGATACAGCTAATGTCACTGCCGCAGGAGCCTTGATGGATTCTGAAGTTGACGCTGATATTAAGACTTTGTCGCTACCGGCTAGTACAACTATCAGTGCATTTGGTAAAACATTAGTCGATGATACAAACGCATCCACCGCCAGAACAACATTAGGTTTAGGCACTGCAGCTACCACCGCAGCCACCGCATATGCAACTGCTGCTCAAGGGACACTTGCTACTAATGCAATGCCTAAAGGTGGTGGTACATTTACAGGTGCTGTGACAGTCGGGGCAGACACTTCAGGGTATGATGTTAAGTTTTTTGGAGATACATCTGGAGAGTATGTGCGGTGGGTCGCAAGCGAAGATACTTTATATTTTCCTGAGAACTCTCGTCTGATGTTTGGTGGCACTACAAATGTTGGCGACCTAAGACTGTACTCTAATTCAACAAATGCTTACGTTGAATGTGTACAAGCTAATGACCTAATTATCAAAAATCAACAAAATGATAAAGATGTTATAATTCAGACAGATAACTCTTCTGGTGGCAATGCTGATTACTTTAGAGCAGATGGCAGCACAGGCGAAAGCATCCTGTATCATTATGGCTCTGAGAAATTTGCAACAAAAAGCACAGGCGTAGACGTAACAGGTAACATAACAGTCTCTGGCACAGTAGATGGCGTTGACTTGCAAACTTTAAACAGCGCTGTCAGTACTAATACTGCCAAAACTGGAATAACAAGTAGTCAAGCAACTGCGATTACAGCTAACACTGCTAAAACTACTAATGCGACACACACAGGAGAGGTCACTGGCTCTGGCGCATTGACCATTGCTAGTAATGTTGTGGATGAGGCTAATCTCAAGGTCAGCAACAGCCCAACCAACGGTTATTTTCTGTCGGCTCAATCGGGGAACACAGGTGGGCTGACGTGGGCACAGGCTGGTGGTGGTTCAACAACTTTAGGCGCTGTCGGCACTTATGGTTTATTTAGAAATACTGCTAGTACCGCAAACTTTACCCCCGGCTCTACTAGAGCAGGCTCGGGGCTACGTTATGCCAACACCTATCAATACGGTGCGAGTTATTATGGCTCTGGCAACACGGCTCCAAGCGGAACGTGGCGTATAATGGGACATTGTGGCGTATACAATGGTGTATCAATTGGTGGCACTTCCACTGCAGCCTCTGTCTTTGTGAGGATATCCTAATGAGCATTACAATCACACAAATCCGTAATGCGGCATCACTACAGGCAGACAATGCTCGTATGGACGTAGAAATTAACCACCCAGAACACGGCTGGATACCATACACATTAGACCTCGATGACACTGACAACACTATCAATAATGATGACGTTATGGCTCTGATTGGCTCTAATTTTACGGCCTACGTTGCTCCTACTCAAGCGGAGTTAGATTCAGAAACGGCGGCTAATGTCCGTGCTGAACGTGATAATATTTTAGCTACAGTAGTTGACCCTATGGTGTCCAACCCACTTCGCTGGGCTGATCTTTCGTCTAACAAACAAACAGAGTGGTCGCAGTATCGCACGGACCTGTTGAATGTGCCGCAACAAGCTGGGTTTCCTGCAAGCGTCACATGGCCTACAGAGCCTGAGTAATGCTAGGTTTCTCACCATATTCAGCAGCCGCCTTTGCCGATTTAGGTAGCGGCGACCTGATAGTTATCCCTGTAGGGGTTGAGGGCGATATCACTGCAGGTATTTTGCAATTTGACGGGTCCGCTAATTTTTCGATTGGCAGTGTGCAAGGCACTGCATCTACTAACGATGTTACTGTAGCCGCTGGCGCTAGTGTATCTGTTGGCAGTGTGCAAGGCACTGCATCTACTAACGATGTTACTGTAGCCGCTGGCGCTAGTGTATCTGTTGCCAGTGTTTCTGGTACTGCATCTACTAACGATGTTACTGTAACCGCTGACGCTAATTTTTCGATTGCCAGTGTTTCTGGTACTGCATCTACTAACGATGTTACTGTAGCCGCTGGCGCTAATTTTTCGATTGCCAGTGTTTCTGGTACTGCATCTACTAACGATGTTACTGTAACCGCTGACGCTAATTTTTCGATTGGCAGTGTGCAAGGCACTGCATCTACTAACGATGTTACTGTAACCGCTGACGCTAATTTTTCGATTGCCAGTGTGCAAGGCACTGCATCTACTAACGATGTTACTGTAACCGCTGACGCTAATTTTTCGATTGGCAGTGTTTCTGGTACTGCATCTACTAACGATGTTACTGTAGCCGCTGGCGCTAGTGTATCTGTTGCTAGTGTTTTCGGTACAAGTAGTGTAGGATCAGTTACAGTTGCTGGAGGCTCTTTTGTAATTCTAACTGGAGTCTTGGCTACAGGGCAGATAGCAAATGTAACTGTGTGGGGTAATTTAGTTCCAGACCCGAACACAACATGGGGTAACTTAGTTCCAGACCCGAACACAACATGGGGTAACTTAGTTCCAGACCCGAACACAATCTGGACAAGAATAGCAGCTTAGGAAACTCACATGGCTAGTACATATGCAAATGATCTTCGGCTAGAAGAGATCGGTTCAGGCGACCAAACTGGCACTTGGGGCGATACAACTAACACAAATCTCGAACTAATTGCAGAGGCTATGGGCTTTGGTACAGAGGCAACTTTTGACCAAGACGCAAACAAAGAAACTGTCATAGCGGATGGCACGACTGATCCAGTACGGGCTATGTACTTTAAAGTTACATCAACCCTCAACTTAACTGCTACAAGAACATTAACTATAGCTCCCCTTACAATAAACCGAGTGATGTACATTGAGAACGGCACAACCGGCTCTCAAAGCATTAGTGTAAAGCAGGGTTCTGGCAATGAAGTTATAATTCCGACAGGACAAACCAAGCTCGTATACTTAGATGGTGCAGGTACTGGCGCAGCCGTGGCTGAGATTGGCACGTTGGGCGTTACTAATCTGAGTGTGTCTGGTGGTATTACTTCTGGTAATACTACTGTAGGAACTCTTGATACAAGCGGCGCTGTTAATTTAAATCTTGATACTGATTCAACCAGCTCAACTTCAGGCGCTTTGATTGTTGACGGTGGTGTTGGTATAGCTAAGAAGTTGTTCGTTGGTACAGACCTAGACGTAGACGGAATCACAAACCTTGATGCTGTAGATATTGACGGCGCTGTACAATTAGACAGCACACTAACAGTAGGCATTGATGATACAGGTTACGACGTTAAGTTTTTTGGAGATACGGCCAGTGCATACATGCAGTGGGATGCAAGTGAGGATGATTTAATTCTTGGTGGCGCGGCTGGATTGGTGGTGCCTCAAGATAAATTAACCATTGGCTCTACACCGGTTACGTCTACGGGCGACGAGTTAAATATTCTTGATGGTGTAACAGCCGATGCAACTGAAATAAATCAATTAACCGATCTTACTCGCGGCAGTATATTGTACGGTAACGCTTCTGGCGAAACAGCCAGACTAGCTAAAGGCGCTGCTGGAACAGTTCTAACGTCCGATGGCACTGATTTGTCATTTGCTGATCTTGGTACTTTTTATCCCGTAGGAGGAGTAATCTACCACGCAGCTAACACTGCGCCTTCTGGCTATTTAAAAGCTAACGGTGCAGAGGTGTCCCGTTCAACTTATTCTGCTTTGTTTACAGCAATAGGAACAACTTTTGGCGCTGGGGATGACAGTACAACATTCCTTGTTCCAGACCTTCGTGGTGAATTTATGCGTGGTTGGGATGATGGCCGTGAGATTGATGCCGACCGTGTATTCGGCTCTGCACAGGCGCAACGGACCAATAACTTTTCAAGAGCTAGATTCTTCTCAGGGGTAACTGGGAGTGCCACAAGTGTAGCTGTCCCAATGGACGGGACCACCTCGCCCAAAATATACTCTGGCGGTAATGTGTCACCTCTTATCTCACTAAGTTTTGATAACAGGGGAGGTGAAACCCGATCACGCAACATTGCCCTGCTTGCTTGCATTAAATATTAAGGAGACGCCGATATGAACGTATATCAAACAGATTTAAATGGTGTCTATGTAGGCATTACAACAGCAGACCAAGACCCTTTGGATAGTAATAATTGGCTTATCCCAGCAGGCTGTGTAGAGACTGCACCACCAACTATAACTTACAGCCAGCTTGCTAAATGGGAGGGCACAAAGTGGGTTGTAGAAAACATCCCTGTTGTAGAGTCTGATCCAGAACCTGCGCCTATTGCACCAGAAGTTTTAGTCCGTGAAGAACGTAACGCCAAACTAGCGGCTTGCGATTGGATGGCTGGCAGTGACGTTACCATGCCAGACGCATGGATTACTTATCGTGCTGCATTACGTGCCGTACCTACACAAGCTGGGTTTCCTGCAAATGTAACTTGGCCCGTTGAGCCTAGCTAAATTAATGATTAGAGGTGATGATATGGTTGATACTGTTATAACAATGCCCGGTGGGGTTATGGGGGCACCCGCTACAAGTAAGGATATTATCCACTGCGCTTCGTGTGGTAATGCAGTAGACGCCCCTGAAAAAGTTGCTTCTTATCCTGAAGGTACTTGCCCTAAATGTAAAAATCCGTGGACAGGGGCAGAAGGAAAAGATGTTGCTATTACTGTTACTGCCCCTGCCTCTATTGGTGGTGGGGTGTTTTAGTAGCAATGCCAGATATGAATGAGCGCGTCTCGGCGCTAGAACGGGATATGATCGCTGTGCAGACAGAAGTTAGAATACAATTTAAAGAGGTTTTTACTAGGATAAAACGCCTTGAGACCGTTCTAATAGGTACATCAGGTGCCACTATCTTGATGTTACTAGCGATCTTAAACCGTATGGAGTAAGTTCTGCAGAGGTAACGATATATGATTGACCCCGTTACAGCTTTTGCAGCAGCTAATGCAGCCTTTAAAGGCGTAAAACTATTGGTTGGCGCAGGCCGTGAGATGCAGGATGTTAGTAAGCAACTTGGGTCTTGGTACTGTGCAGTTGCGGACATTACCCGTGCGGAGTCTCAACGTAAGAACCCTACGTGGCTAGACAAACAAACTCAAGGTTCTGACAACATAGAACAACAGGCTATGGATATTGTTATCCGTAAGAAAACTTTGCTTGAGAAAGAAAAAGAGATTAAGTTTATGTTAGATTACAGGTTCGGTTTAGGAACCTACGATGAGATGTTAGGTATGCGTAGACAGATACGCAAAGAAAGAGAAGATACGGTGTACGCAGCTATGGAAGCAAAGAGACAGATGGCAAACAATGCAGCTATTGGTGGCCTGTCTTTAGGTATCCTTAGTGTGTTAGGTGGTGGCCTATATTTAATAGTATTGGCTACACAGTGATAAATGCGCTAATACTATCAGTAACACTTGTGGGGGTTGCTAATCCAACTCATGTAAAGTGTCACCTATGGAAGAGGTTTACAGACGTAAATGACCAAAAGGTATGTGTATATAGATTCAGTGCGGGTTTTGGTGGGCTGGGATATCATTACCCTACGCTTAGTTTTTCAGAGTGTCCGAAGGTATTTAGTTGCGTCTATGAAAAGAAGGATAAACGACCTAGTTTGTCCGAAATATTAGATGGCCTTAAAGGAGGTTTCTGATGTCTATAACTTTTAAGACTATACTAGAATATCGTCTTATGCCGAGACTTATGATGTTTGTAATGACCGTGATGTATATACGGGTTCTGGAGTGGGGGATGACTTTAGAGGATTTGTCTACACAGCAGTCCGCGATGATATCAATTTGTTCTGGGTCCATGACGGGCGCGTTTGCGGTATGGCTAGGATCAGAGAAATGATAACACAACTTATAAGCAGTCTTACAGGTTTAGCTACCTCGGTAATAGACGGTAAGACACAGATCAAACTGACCGAAGCAGAGGTGCGTAAGAAGCAACTCACAGGTGAGATTGATTGGGATATTGCAGCTATAAAGGGCGCTGATAATTCTTGGAAGGATGAATGGATTACCCTACTTTTCAGTATTCCACTAATATTAGCCTTCTGCGGGGATTGGGGAAATGACATAGTTGCTAAGGGCTTTATGGCTTTGGAAGTTATGCCTCAGTGGTATCAAATTGCGTTGGGTGGGATCGTTAGTGCTAGTATAGGTATGCGGTCTGTAAGCAAGTTTTTTGGGAAGAAATAGTTATGGGATACAAGCTAAGTAAACGAAGTCTGTCTAGGCTAGAAGGTGTAAACGAAAGTCTGATAACTGTCGTGAAGTACGCCATAGGTGTTACCAAACAAGACTTCTCGGTGATCTGCGGGTTGCGGACAATAGAAGAACAGCGCGCCTTAGTAGCAAAGGGCGCATCGCAAACCATGAAATCAAAACACATTGATGGTAACGCCGTAGACCTAATGGCTTACTGTGATGGTGGTCGATGGGAACTTAATCTGTACGATGAGATTGCCGATGCCATGAAAGAAGGCGCGGAGGCTGCAGGTGTTAAGTTACGGTGGGGCGCTGCATGGACTATTGATGATCTAGGTGCCTATGACGGTACAGCAGAACATGCTATGTGTTCGTACATAGATACACGCAGATCACAGGCTCGCAGACCGTTTATAGACGCACCGCACTTTGAGATAATGTTCTAGGAGACCCGTCTATGGCCTATACGAAACTACAGTTTAAACCCGGAATTGTCCGTGACGTAACTCGCTATAGTAATGATGGTGGCTGGTTTGATAGTAATCGCATTAGGTTTCGTATGGGTTTTCCTGAAACTATTGGAGGTTGGGCAAAGTTTAACCCTATAGCTATTTTAGGCGCATGTAGGTCGTTGTTTAACTGGACTAGCCTAAGAGGAGGAAACTTCATAGGTGCGGGTACTAGCCTAAAGTTTTATGTATTTGAAGGTATTCAAGCTAACGATGTAACTCCTATCCGGTCATCTAACAATGCGGTTACGTTTGCAGCTACTAACGGGTCAAACATAATAACTGCTACCGATACGTCACATGGAGCGGTATCAAATGACTTTGTTACGTTTTCGGGAGTATCAACAAATCCTGATGGGCTAGGAGGTCAAATAACGGCTGCGGTGCTAAATCGTGAATATCAAATATATGAGGTAGTAAACGCAAATAGCTATAAGTTTATAGCTACGGCTACAGCTAATGGCTCTGATACCGGTAATGGTGGAGCTAGTTCTAAGGCTGCGTACCAAATAAATACAGGGCAAGATAATGCTACTTTTGGCGCAGGTTGGGGTGCGGGACCGTGGAACGATCCTAATAGAGGGTGGGGAGTTGAGGCTGATATAACCATTCCGGCTGAATCATTACGCTTATGGTCGCAGGATAACTTTGGCGAAGACCTTATTATGTGTGTACGTAATGGGGGTATATTTTATTGGGATACTTCAAGTGGGTTCGGCGCAAGAGCAGTAGCATTAAGCGATTTAACCAACGCACAATCTGCGCCTACTGTAGCCGCTATTATTCTAGTATCTGAAAAAGATCGACACGTAATTGCATTTGGGTGCGATCCTGAAGGTGCTTCTGGCACACAAGACCCGTTAACGATTAGATTTTCTAGTCAAGAATCCGCAGTTGAATGGCGTACCCTAGACACTAACACTGCAGGAGAATTACAACTTAGCTCAGGCAGTGCCATTATTGCAGCGGTGCAAACCAAACAACAGATACTTGTTTTAACAGATATGTCTGCACACGCGCTGCAGTATGTAGGTGATCCGTTTATTTATGGCCTTTCGGAAGTATCTAGAAACATTTCTATAACGGGGCAGAACGCTGCTGTAGCTATAGGAGATGCTGTGTACTGGATGGGTAGAGGGCAGTTCTATCTATATAATGGTAATGTTAAAGAAATACCCTGCACAGTAAAAGAATACGTATTTGCAGACTTAAACTTAGCACAACAATCTAAAGTGATGGCAGGTAGCAATACAGCCTTTTCTGAGGTGTGGTGGTTCTACCCGTCTTTAAATTCTCTGAACAATAATAAGTACGTAGTATTTAATTACGCTCAAAACATTTGGTATTATGGCAACCTTAACCGCACTGCATGGATGGATAATACTCACGCAGGAAACCCTATAGCTGCGGCTACAGATGGGTACTTATACACACATGAGTTTGGCACTGATGATGGCAGTACATCTCCTGCATCTAGTATAGGGGCATTTATAGAATCTAGTCCTATAGAGCTAAGTAGCGGTAATCAGTTTATGTTTGGGCGCAGGCTACTACCCGACATATCGTTTAGAAACTCTACAGGTGGTGCTACAGCCACAGCAGAACTTAGTCTATCTGCTAGAAATAGTCCGGGTGGTAGTGCTTTTGGTACTGAGGATAACACACTAACAGGGCAATCAATACCTGTAGGTACATTTACTGAAGAAGTAGATATACGCATTAGAGGTCGATCTATAGCATTAAAGTTAGCTTCAACAGCAGGTGTGTTGGGGGTATCATGGCGACTAGGTACTCCCAGAATAGATGTACGTCCAGATGGGAGACGATAATGACTACTGAAGTACCTATTCCATTTTTTGCCGATGTACCTGTAGAATACGATGCAGGATACTTTGCACAGATGACGCGTAGCTTTGCGTTGTATGCACAGCAGATGAGTAATCCCGGCCCTATACGGGGTACAACTATAGTGATGACTAATCTCCCTGTGTTTGCTAATAACACAGCAGCAGTATCTGGCGGACTAGCCGTTAACAGTGTCTACAAGACTGCTGGCGGTGAACTGAGGATAGTAGTATGAAGGATATTTTCTAATGGGTGCATGGGCTAATACAGTTGGTGGCGGCAACAGCTTTGAAGAAAGCGTAGCTAATACATTTACGCCTAATGATGGTTACTCTTATGAGCGCGGTGATCTAATTAATGAAAGCACTGGGAAGGTAGCGACCAAAGCAGATAGAGCTGCTTCAGGTAAAGGCAGTTCAGATAACGAAAACACTAACAGGGCCAAATACGAAAGTAGTCCTAGAGTACCGCAAGCGAAAACTAACTCAGACGGGTCTAGTACCGATAGACCTATTACAGGAATACAGTCGTTGCTTCCTATGTTAGGTGGCATGGCGCTAGGACCAGTAGGTGTTGCTGCAGGACTCACATATAATCGGTATAATACCCCACAGTCGGGGGGTCAGTCCGGGGACAATGCGGTTCTTGCTAGTGGCGAACCTGTAAAAGGTGCGAGTCCATCAACATATACTAAAGAAGAACTTACTAAAGCGCGGGAAGGTGGAAATCGTATACAAGGTTCTTATTATAGAGACGGTGATACCTCTAAGCAATTTAAAATGAATATGTTTGGTAATAGCTATGAAATTAACCCCGAAACGGGTAATTCTTTAGCGTTAGAGTTAGACACGCAAAGAAGCATGCAGGGGGGCGATGATGGTGGTATCTCTGGGGTACGCCGCTCTGCAGGTACGCAAGCTACTGCACCTACTAGCACCATGCCTGCTATTTCAACTGAAAGCGAATTTGCTAAACAGCAGGTATTAAGCCCCCCTGCTGAATGGCTGATTGCAAACGGTTATTCGGATACTAACCCTTCCTATGAGGCTCTTTTTAAATACAACACTGACAAACGCGCTGGCGTGTTAACCATGAGTGAGGGTGGTAGTCTTGGGCGGAATCAGGTGCATATGGATCAGATGTCCCGCAGAGGTGGTATTAGTGGGCAGACGGGTGGACTACAACAATACGGCGCATACTTAGATAACAAGTATGGTGATCCAGAGTTTGACCAAAAAAGGATGCAGTTTTTAATGAACGTTTCGCATCAGGAGCAGCAGACATTTGGTAGTGGTGGCGGAGGTTCTGGTCCTAGTTCTGGTCTTGGGGGTAAAGGCGGTGCTGGTAGTTCAGCAGATAGGTTAGCTCAACCACTTAATGAATTAACCACAGCTACTGATAACACTCAATTAATAGAAAACGGGTTCGACAATAATATAGACCCTGTAGAGCAATACGTGCAGAGTGCTAATGCTTCTAGTGCGGCCTCTTCGCAAGCCCCTACTAACTCGTTATACAAAGGACTTAGCCCTGTATTCGGCGGTGCTATAGGGGGCGCTCGTGCCGCACTAGGTATGGCTGAAGGTGGTGATGTACAGTTTGCGCTGGGTGGTAACGAGAAAGACCTAATTAATGCCGCTGAACGTGCTGTACGTAACGGACTACAAGTACAAGGTATGGCTAGAGGTGGCGATATGGACATTAGCAACGAAGATAAAATTGCTATTGCTCAATATGTAGAACAATACGGCAAACCTGCGTTAATGCAATTAGTAGATAGTGTACGTACTGGTGAGGCTGATGAAACTCGTAAACGATTTGCAAGTGGTGAGAACGGTGAAGTGCGCGGCAACGGTGATGGGTCAGGCACAGATGACAAAATAACAGCACAGCTTAAAGACGGCGATGCTACACAAGATGTACTGCTTGCAGATGGTGAGTTTGTGTTACGTAAAGATGCTTATGAAGCATTAAAAGGTGCAGGAGTAAACGTAGATAAGGTAAATGACGCGGGTTCTAATGCAGCTAAGGAACTTAATAAGATGATGACCGCATGAAGGACGTAGTTACAGAAAGCCTCTCTGTCATAACACCTGTACCTGCTGAGTATGTAGATTCGGTGTGGCCTCAAGTTGAAGAATTTATAGGCCGTGCAGTGCAGACTACAGGCGGTAAATTTACTACTAAGAGTGTGTATGACGATATTAAGCGTAAATTTCATACGTTATGGATTATTGTTAAAGATGATGTTATTATGATGGTGTTTACGACCCGCATACTAGAATACCCTACTAAGCGGGGGTTAGCGATAGACTGGGTTGGTGGTAGTAATATGATGAAAGTCTTAGATTTATGTCAGGCTACACTACGTGAGTACGCTATAAATAATAACTGTAGTCATCTTGAAGGTTACGGGCGCAAAGCGTGGGGACGATGCTTAGAAAAGTATGGCTGGGAACCAGAGTATACGGCTTATAAAATGGAGATTTCCCAATGAGTTTTGGAAGCAAGACATACAATACCACAACAACCAATCAGGGTTCTTCGACTGCAGACCTACCTGCATGGGCTAAACCTTATTTTGAACGTAATCTAGCCAAAGCCGAAGCTGAGTACGGTAAGGAATATAACCCTTATACAGGCGATCGGTTTGCAGAGCAGAGTCAAGATACGCTTGATGCTATATCGGGTACGCGTGATATCGCTACTGGAGACGGTATAACGGGGCTTGGGGCTGCACAAACGTACATGACTGATGGCATGGCTACCGCAGAAGGCTTGGGTGACTACACCCCTAATGAGTTTAGCCAGTACGACTATGCTGACGCTGCTAAGTTTACGGGCGACAATGTAGGGCAGTATATGAATCCCTACACGCAGAATGTTGTGGATCGACAGAAGTCGGAAGCCATGCGCGACTATCAGCGTACTCAAGGGCTTAGAAACTCACAGGCAGTACAAGCAGGCGCATTTGGTGGATCACGCGGTGCGGTGCGTAACTTCCTAGCTGAAGATTCTATGATGAACCGCATGGGTATGCTGCAAGACAAAGGGCTGCAAGATGCTTATAAGGATGCAAGCAATCAGTTTACCGCCTCCAGAACTGCCGATATGGATGTTGATAAGTCTAAAGCCGCAGAACTTGCACGGTATGAGAAGTCTACTGAAGATGCAGATCAGTTTGCAGCTCAACAAGGACTTGACGCATTGGGCGTAGGTTCAGGACTTGCTAAAGATTCAGTAGCCTTGGGCGAACTAGAACGGCAAACCGAGATACAAGATATGCAGTTGCTAGAAGGACTTGGTGCTGCTGAAGAAGGTAGAGACCAAGCGCAGCTTGACCTTGACTATCAAAACTTCCTTGAAAAAGAAGGTTACACTGCACAGCAGATTGGTAACATGACAGGTATTTTATCAGGGATGCCGATTGCTGCTACAGGTACAACTTCGTATGAAGGTACGTCCACCACCCCTGTGCAACAGCCGGGAACTATGCAACAATTAGCGGGTGCAGGTCTTACGGGGCTATCTCTCTATAAAGCCTACGGGGGTTAATTATGGGTATTGCTACTAACTATGAGGCTCACGAAAATACTGTTAAAAGTATGAGTGACCAACAGATAATGCAGGGTATGCAGAATCCTAATCCTTCTGGTCCCCCGCCTTTTATGCTTCTAGTAGAAGCGAATACCCGCAAAGAGATGCGCGATGAGCAGACACGGCAAGAAGGGCTAGGTCAGCCTACTGTTCTTGAAGGACTAATGGGCGCAGCTCCAGCCCCTACACCACAGACTAACGTGGCAGGTATGCCTCAAGATGTTGCTAGTGGCATGGCACAGTCTATGGCCCCTAAGACTGACACAACGAAAAATACAGGCATAGCTACTATGGCTAGTGGTGGTATTTTAAAAATGGCTCCGGGAGGCGCTGTAAACCAAGTTATTGTTACTTTTGCAGAAGATAGCCCTATTTATCCGGGCGAAACACGGCGCATGACGCAAGACACCTTAGAAGCTATGCCTAGAAATAGCGTACAAGATGTTAAAGGCGTAGCCGATGTAGGTGGAGTTGAGGCTGCTAAAAAAGTGCCTTATCTCCCTATGTCTGGTGGACTAAAAAGACAGCTTAAAACTATAGAGTCTGAGTCTTTTCCTCTCATAGATACAAGCGATAGAAATAACGTCCCACCTGATAACTATGGTGTGTCTGCAAGTTTACCTCCCGCTGACGGCGCTATGTACTCATCTCCAACAGGGGGTCAGGGTGGCAATACAGACCCATCTCGTTTGGGTTTACCTAAAGATGAGTTTAGCCAAGTTCCTGTATCTTCTATGTCCACGCCTGTAGGTCTAGCTACACTCGCCGCTGCTGGCGATGCTGATGTGCGTGATGAAGTAGTCGTAGGCGACACTAGCACCCTATCTGAAAAAGAACTACGCAAACAAGCCGACAACAGGAATGAAGCTGGAAGAGCTAGATTTGAGCTAATGAGGGCATTAGAGGCTACTAACTCTAAGGGACAACCCGGAGGTACTCTTGGTAAAAGGTACGCTGAGTCCGGTGATGATCTAAGGATGGTAGACGCTCAAAGATATATAGAGTCTCTTATTAAGGGCGATCCATATAGCGGTGAGTTGTCTCCGTCACAAACAGAACGTAATCAAAAAACTCTTAGCGACACGTTAAGACGGGAAGAGGTTGCGCGGCAACGAGCCGATATAACCGAGGCTGGGAAAATAGCACAAGATGCGGCGGACACACGCAAGGCGTTTAGTGTTCCGCTAGAGTCAAACGCAGTAGAGACTGTTTCCGCAGGAGAGATTAAGCCAAATCCATTTGCTGTTAGCAAAGCTCCGTTTAACGCAACTTCTGATGAAGCGGCTAAAGAAAGCGTAAGCCAAGCTCGCGTTACTGCTGACGAACCCGGAACAGAGCTTGCAGAGACTGCAGGGCGTCCAGCAAGTAACGCGCAGCTAGAAGCATTTACCGACGCGGCTGCGCTTAGAAACACAGCACTAACTGTGCCAACAAAACCTAAAGTATTTGATGCACTTGAAGATATACGTTTTCAAGAGCTGCTAGTTAACGACAGTCCTGACAACCAAACTCCTGTAGAACAAATACTTGTAGACCAAATTAAAAAATTAAAAACACCACAAGAACAAATAGCGGCTATTAAATTAGCAAGTGACAAACATACTATAGCCCAAAAAGCAGAAGTTGCAGCGCGAAAAGAATTAGCTGAAGCAGAAAAAACCGATACAGGTGTTTATCGCGCTGAGAAAAAATTAGAAGTCGCACAAAAAGAAACAAACCGTATTGAAAGAGCAGCTCCTTGGGTTTTAGAAGATAATTTCGGCATTAAACGTGCATTTGGGCCTGAAGTATCTAAACTTGTTGAGGCACAAGCAGCCGATAATCTGCAAGCTACAGCCGTTGCCGATGTTGCTAAAGTTACTGCTAATGAAAATTACCCTGTAAGTCCTGTTGAAGTGCGTAGACGGTTACGTGCAATGAAGGACAAAGATGTTGATGCTGATGAAAGATTTGATCTCGCAGAAACAAGACTAGACGCGGAAAGAGCCGCAGGATTGACTGCAGGAAAGAATGCTTTTGTAGCCCCTAGTAGTGCGGACCCAACATCAAATGCTGCGCTAACTGCAAAACTCGTAGAACAGATGAAGAAAAAAGATGCCCCCGTTAGTGATGATACAAGGCTTGATCCTTATCTTTATGAAGCAGGGCAACAAGGTAGAGCTATAGGGGCCGCTGCTAACTATAAACCTACCTTTCAAGACAGGTTTAAAACAGCCTCTGCACTTGAAAAAGAGGCTAGGGCAGACAGAGTAGGGGACACACTACAAAAAGCAGCAGATGCAACTCAAGTAGTTACAGGTGTAAGTCCAGAAGATCGTCCCGACAGTCAGTATGTATTTGATACAGATAATATGTCTCTTACTGATCCTATGTCTCTCCTAGATGTAAAACTTGAAGATAGACCCGGACCTGCTAAAATACCCGAGGCGGCTTTTAACTCTCAAGAAATGTACGACATACTTGCTAAGGCTGCAGAGACAACTAAAAAAGCAGCAGGAACAACCGCAAATACAACAGCAGCGTTACTTGGCGGGGGAGCTAATTATTTTGATTTTGATGCTGACGGGTCTGCAACTACGCCCTCAGTTACAAAAGACTTTATGGTGCCCAGTGGGGCTGGAGATGCTAATATAACGCTTCCATTTAGTTATGATGAGCCTCCTAAAACTGATATAGACACAAGCAAAAACGCAGCAGAAATTTTAGAAAAACTACCGTTGCTTGACCAAAGCGTTAAGAATGGAAATGTAGTTACACCTGCAACACGTACAGGCATAGCTACTATTGGTGGCAGCGGTGCGACCAGCAGAAGTGAAGGACAGCCCAATACATCGTCCTACGAGCAGAAGCTGTTGGATATTTTAGACAAGCGTGAGAAGTCGGCAGACCAAGACAAGTGGCTGGGTCTAGCTGAGATGGGTATGCGGCTTATGGCTAGCAGTAATCCTAACATGCTTAGTGCTATAGGTGAGGCAGGACTTGGTGCTAGCCAGACATTCTTGGGTAACAAGCGGAAAGCTGAAGCGCAGGAAATGGACGTACTTTCTAAGCTGTCTGCACTAGAGGCACGTAAACAAATAGCTGATGACGCTAACCGCACAAGATTACAAGCTGCGGGTATATCTGCTAGTGGTAGGTCTCCAGCAGGTATGGTTACCAACAAAGTTAGGTTATCTGAAACTGCAAAACAAATTAAGGCAGTGCAAGCCTCATTAGACGGGTATCGGGGCAGTAATTTATCTTCTACCCAAGCCCAAGAAAAAAGTAAGTTAGAAGATCAGCTTAAAACACTTAATGCAGAATACACATCGCTTTATAATAACCAAGGCTCTATACTTGGTAATGCGTTAGCGGAAGCAAATACACCTGTAAATTTAAGTAAGTAAGGATACAATAAATGGGTCAGATATCTGTTCCGGGTCCATATAGTGGCAAGAGCTATCCTATAATTATTGCAGGTGACGTACCTACTGATGAAGAATACGGGCGCATATCTGAATATATTCGTACTCAAGAGGCTGCTGTTAAGGCCGATCTTGAAAGCAAGTATGGAGATGTAGAAGGGCCAGATGACGGCACTGCTATTGGTCGTGCTTATCGCAGAGCTAGTGGTAGCGGCTCTCAAGCTATTGGCGACTTAATAGAGACTGTTGGTCAGAAAACTGGAATTGCTGCATTAGCCGATTACGGTACAGACTACGCAGAAGAAGCTCGACAAGAGCTTGGTCAAGAGAATATTCTACAATCTATAGCACAACGTCCTGTGGGTCGTTATCAAGATGTAAACGACTTTAGTACCGGACTTGAGTACCTAGGAGGATTAGTAGGTGGTACAGGTTCGTCCCTTGAGAGCGGTTTAAAAGGCGGTATAGCTGGCGGCATTGCAGGATCAGTTCTTCCCGGTCCCGGTACTATGGCAGGATTTGGTTACGGTTTTACTGCGGGATTAGTTCCTGAGTTTGCAGGTAAGAATATACAAGCGCAAGAAGCTGTTAAAGGTGAAGATAACGTAAGTCTTACTACGGCAGTTGGCACCGCTGTTGCTCAAGCCTTAGCTGAACGTCTGGGCCTCAAAGCTATGGCAGCTATAGGTATTAGTCCTACCGCTGTTGGCAAGAAGGTTACACAACGTATCCTTAGTGGAGCGTTTAAAGGTGGTGGGACTGAAGCTCTTACCGAGACGTTTCAAACCGCTGCTGAACGGCTACAGTCCGGTGCGCCTATGGATCAAGTGTTTGATGAAGAGGGCATAGATCAGCTAAAGAACGCTTTTGTCGGCGGTGCATTGCTTGGTACTGGAATAGGTGGCGCTGCTGGTGGTATTCGCGGCCCAAGACCTGAACCTATAGTAAATGTAGACCCCGATGCCGTACCTCCTGCGGTAGACTCACAAGACGAACTAGATTTAGATGGGGCTATTCAACCTGCAACAACTAGCGGGTTAACAACTGATTACGCTACAGACGCCGAAAAGCTGGCCGAATACGAAGCACTTATGGCTCCGTTACGAGAAGAAAGAATAAAATCAGAAAGTCCTTTAGAAAAAGAAAGACGTGAATCTATAGAGTCTATGCCTAAACCTAAACCTGTTAAGGCTCCAAAAGAAACACAGCTTGATCTGTTTGCTGAAAACAAAGCAAAATCCCCTACTACTGCTGCGGAACGTGCAGATAATGAAGTTTTTGCTGAAGCAAACAAAGCTAATACTGCTTTTGACAAAGTTGCACAAGCAGCAGCTACAAAAGCTAAAAAAGCTCAAGAACGCGCTGATGCAACTCAAGCACGGGCTGATAAAACTGAAGCAGCTAAAGATTTAAAAGAGGCAAAAACAGCAAAAAATAAAGCTGATAAAGCTGCACTAGATGCTAAAAAAGCTCAAGAACGCGCTGACAAAGCAAAAGCCAAGACTGAGCCGCGCACCGCTGGACCTACGGTTGGAGAAGATACTAGCGAGATTGATCTTGCTGCTAACCTTGCTGCTAGTAAGGCTCAAACAGAAACAGATCAAGGCCGTGATGTTGAAGGTGTTGAGACAAGCACAGGCACTGTCGAAGTAGAAGAAACTAACCCTATTGATCCTGTTACTGTAGATTCTACAAGACTACGTACTTTTAAAGAATACTTAGTTGATAAGATAGATACTAATGGTGCTAAAGCTGCGGAGTTTATACAATCCGTAGCATTTCCTAAAGACATAGCCACCGCTAGAACATTAGGTTTTGATATACCTAATGACAATGCTACATACGCTGACATTGTTAGAGCTATTACACCCAGCCTTAAACCTGTTGTTGAGCCGCGCACCGCTGGAGATAAGGTCGAGGCCACATCCGCTGTAGAGCCTGAAGCTAAACCTGTTGTGCCTGATACTGTAGAGGCAAGCCTTGATCGAGATGCTGTAGGTGTAGGCGCAGCAGGTAGAGGGTTAAAACCGGAAGATGTACCTGCGGGTATAAAAGGCGTAGATAGCACTCCTAAACCTGTAGAGCCTACTGCAGAACCTATAGCTGATGTTGAAGCGAGAGATAACGTCACTAAAGCTGAAAACAAAACTCTACAGGAACGTATACGTAGTATTATAATTAACAAATACATACCCAAAACGTATAAGTCTGCAGCCGTTGACCGTAAAACGTATGGCAAACTCCTTATCGCTGCCGCATATGTTATAGACCCTGAAACAGGTAATCGTAGCTTAAACTATATGGACCCAACAAGTATTGCGGACAAAGAACAAATTATATTTTTGTTAGAAGCCACGCCTAAAGAATTAAAAGCAAAGTTTACTGATCCAGAACTATACAAAAGCGCACTAGCGGCTAGGAAATACTTTGCGGTGTCTTTAAATGCTGGGTTAGCTATAGATGAATTAGCGCACGACATAGTATATGGTAGTACTAAGTCTTCTTCCGAAGCAGGCATGTCAGTTGAACAGCAGGTGTTTAACGCGGGAAGAAACAAACCTGCTGCATTTGCGGCTAAAGATTGGTTAGAAGAGTTTTTAGAACCTGAAACTTTTAAATACTACAAAGATAGGGTTAGGGCTGAAATAGAAGTTCAAGCAGGCACTAAAGCTGCAGCTAGACGTAGGGCTACAGCAGATACAGAAAGAAGCAAGCAAGCAGGTTTTGAAGAAGCATTTGCTGATGATAATGTAGCAGAGGGGTCTAACAAATCTCAAGCAGCAGCTTTTAGAAAGGCTCAAGAAGACCTTGAAGCGCAAGCAGAAGCAGATCGCCAGCGAGATAATGCGGCGAGCGTAACGCTGGGTGCAAGGGTAAGCGCAGTACCTGAACAGCAAGGCCCATCTAAAGCAGGGTTTACAGCTAGTAAAAAAGCTAAAGCAGAAGCCGCATTTAATAAGTTTGTAGAAGAAAGTGGACTGTTTAAACCACTACCTACTGAGAGTGTAGTATACCTAGATGATCCTATGTCGCCCAGCGCGATGGGTTTCTTAGGTTCGGGTATGTTAAAAGAAACGTTGTACGCGATTGCTCAAGGTACGAACTACCCTAAATTGGCTAAGATCGCTAACAAGCTGGCAGACATGGCGGGTACTACCAAGATAGTGTTCGTACCAGACCTTGTGGACATGGATGGTGCGCCATCGGCAGGGCAGTTTGATCCTAGGACAAACACTATTTCTATAAACCCTAAATCAGGTATGAACACGCACACCGTTTTACATGAAATGGTACATGCCGCTGTTTCTGCATCCTTGGCTAAGAACTCTGCTAGCACATTGGCGCTGCGTAATGTGTTCAACGATGTAAAAGACGTACTAGATACTGAGTATGGGTCTACAAACCTAGACGAGTTTATTTCTGAAGCGTTAACCAATCCAGCGTTTCAAGAGAAGCTAGGACAGCTAGTGTATAAGGGCGACCTGCATAAAGGTAAGACCGCCCTACAACGTCTATATAATGCTATCACTAACTTTGTGCGGCGCATGATCGGCTTGCAGCCCAAGCCTTTGACCTCTGCCCTATCAGAGATAGACTACCTGATCGAAGGTATGTTGGCCCCTGCCCCACAGTTCCGTGATGCGGATTCTCTTGCGTTAATGACACCCGCCGCCGCTAACGGCTTCCTAAACAGTGCCATTACAAATGGGCCTATCTTCAACAACGCAGGTAAGACGCGATACCTAGCTTGGATTGAAGATGCCGCAAAGAACGTGAGCCTTGGGCTGTTTGGCGGGGCAAACAAATTCTTAATGCAAGCTACGCCTCTGCACTACTTAGCTGAAATATCTAGGAAATACTTTGGCGAACTAGGAACCAAATTAAACACTACCGTTAATGAAGCTAACGGAGCCTATGGTAAGCAGATTGATGAGTTGAAGAACACCCTGCTACCTATAGTACAATGGGGCAAAAATAACAAAGGACTGCAGGATCAGTTCAACAGAATGGTGAACGAAGCTACACGCCGTGAAGTTGACCCTGTGCTTGACCGCCCTGCCGCAGTCAAAAAGTATGGCAAAGACCCTGAGAAAATGGCTAATTGGGAGCAGGTTAGAAGCGACTACGAAGCCTTAGTGAACGCTAGCCCCGCAGTCGTGCGTATATACGCCACCATGCGTAACCTATTTCGTGGCCTACGTAACGACATTAGAAACGCCGTAGACGAGCGACTTACCATAGCCATACCTGATGGTGCTGTACGCGCTAGGGTTATGAAGAGTTTTTATGACAAGCTGACTTCCAAAGGCACTATAGAACCCTACACTCCCTTGGAGCGTGAAGGAGACTTGTGGATATACTACAATGGGGTTGATCCAGTTACGGGTAATCTTGAGCGGTATGCCGAATCTTTCACCACACCTGCTGCTAGAGCTAGAGCATGGTCTGAAACTCAAGAGGCTGTACGTAGTGGTATACGTAGCAATCAGAAACTCATGGCTAGTATGGCTGAGTTGGTTCGGCAGAAAAAACACGCCAATATAGAAGAGGCTATAGACGCACAGATAGGCGTCACTGAGGCAGCATCTATATCCGAAGTAAACTTTAACAACGCGCCTCCTGCATCTTTTATCGCGCAGCTTACAAAACAGATACGTGATAACAGCCCTAGCGACACTAAAGAACAGCGAGAAACTACCAACAAAATAATAAACGAAATTGGTGAGTTAGTTCTTAACACTATCCCAGAGACCTCCTACATGCAGTCATTTCGTACTCGTAAGGGCACATTGGGTAACATAGAGGACGCTATACGTGCCACCACAAAACGTGCGACCTTGCTGGGTAGGCAAGCTGTGCAAATGAAGTACGGCAATAAGTTCGACGCAATAAAAGTAGAACTACAAGCGGCTTATGACAAAGCGGGTGGAGAGGGTAACACAACCCCCGCCATGAGAGATATGTACGACACTTTGGTATCTTTCGCTGATAGCGGAACTGGCGTCAACAGAAGTAACTTTTCTAAAATGCTAACCAACATCGGCTTTAACATGACGCTAGGGTTCAACGTGTCTGGCGCTTTGGTTAACCTTTCGCAGATACCCCTTACAGTATACCCTGTATACGGTGCTAAGTATGGGTACGATAAAACATCCTCTGCTATAGGTGAGGCCATGCGCCTTATTCATAACAGTGGTCGCAAGCGTATGGTCGAAGTGTACGGCGATAAGGTTGACGCAGAAGGCAACCCTATCAAGGAAATGCAGGAAGTAACTGGAACTCCCGCAGACAGGTCTGTAAGCAATTACGACTATGCAAACGAGACCGACCCCCGAAAGAAGCGTATGCAATTTGCAGTGGGTGTAGGTGAACGACTAGGTTTGTTCAAACGCACCCTAGCCTATGACATGCTAGACATAGACGGTACTAACGGCGGTATGGAAAAGTTCAACGCCGCATCGGGCTTTATGCTGCACCACGGAGAGCGGATTAACCGTGAGGTAGCCTTCACCGCTGCGTATAACCTTGAGGCAGATATACTAGATGCTCAAGCCGCCAAGGATAACCGTACTGTAAGTGATGCTGAGTATGAGCAAGCGGCTGAAAAGGCGTTCTACATGGTCGAAATGACCAACGGTGGTAGCGCATCGGCGGCTTCACCCCAGATAATGCAGGGGTCTATCGGGTCGGTAGTCTTTATGTATAAGCGTTACGGTGTGTCCATGCTGTCTCTGCTACATAAACTGGCAAAAGAGGGAATGGTCGGTCAGTCTGCTGAAGCTAAGAAACTAGCCGCCTATCAACTCGCGGGTATATACGGATCGGCTGCACTTATGTCAGGTGTGCGCGGTGTGCCTTTCTTTGGCGCGGCGGCTATGGTTTACAACCTACTCAAAGACGATGATGAAGAATCCATGCAATCCATAGTGCGTAGAGTTACGGGCGAAGGATACTACTCGGGTGCTGTAAACTACGTAACAGGTACTAACGTGGCTACACGTATTCAGTTATCCGATCTGTTGTTTAGAGACACATTGATAGACCGTGACCAACCTGCCATATGGACTGCCGTAGAAATGTTGGGTGGACCCGCTATAGGTATTACGTTGCAGATGGATCGGGCGGCTGATTTGTTTGCAGCGGGTGAGTTTGCTAGAGCGGCAGAAGCCTTTGCACCATCGGCAGCGCGTAACGTGATGAAGAGTGTGCGGTTCTACAAAGACGGTGGGGCCGAAACCTTAGCAGGTGATATCATTGCCCCTGTGCATCCTCTACACGCAGTCGCACAAGCCCTAGGGTTCATACCCGCAGAGTTGGCTCGGGCCTATGAATTAAATGCTGAAATAAAAAGCATGGAGAAAGGCACTAAGTCCAGACGCAAGCGTATCCTAGATGAAATCGCTAGGGCCAGAGCAGACGGTGACAACGAAGCCGAACAAGCGGCCTATGACAAAATACCTGCGTACAATGCGGAACACCCTGATTGGCCCATCAACGGTAAGTCTATAGAGAAATCTATGAACAGCCGTGCCGAAAATACGTCTAAAAAGTTCCAAGGCATATCCATACACCCCAAACTACGGGATACATACATGGACTTTGCGGATCAATTTAGTGGTAAAGCTACTATGTTTTAGTAAAAAAGCCCCCGCCGTTGCAGTGCGAAACCTGACCTAGCGGGGGCAGTAGAGAGGAGAACAACTAATGAGTTGTCGAGCAGGACATATCACGTTGTTCTCCAGAGGCGTACTCCTAATTTAGCATTTTCGACACGGACTTGCATTTTTATCGTCCATTTTTTCCGCTTTTCTACATTTTTTACCTGTTGGTGTGCTTTTTCGGTATTTATGCAGGGTATGAAAGCGGAACCGCCGACTTTTAAATTGTCCCAATCAACGGTTATTTTAATTCCGTCAGGGTCCAGATCATCAATCATCAACACTTTGCGGTTCATCTAATACTCCTTCTGAGTAGTCCACCACTATACACCGCGATGGAGGTAGGTTTAGGTGAGTACCTTTACTCAACCGCATCTGTACTTTCTTTGCGCCCATAGCCTCGGTCATATCCTGCACAAGGTTATCAAAACTTATCTGGTGATCCGTGCAGTATTTCTTTAGCGGTTTCGGCAGCAAGTATAGTTTTTGCGTGTCTATCTCGTACCGTGCAACAAAGTGATTGCGGGGCGTAGCTTCGGGAACTGCACCGCCATAGTCTAAAGCATTGCCGTTCACAGAGGCCCGTAGATCAGCGGTGCTTTTGATCTGCAAGATATTGTTGTTGTTCTCAAACACATAGTTGTTAAGCGTTTCGGATACAGAAGAACCCACATCGTTTACTATGTTCTTACGCATAGTAACTTGCTGAACAACCCACTTAAACAACGCGGCAGTATCCCAATCGACTATGCCTAACTTCTTGGCTATAACTACTCCCGCCAAGATAGCCCCGCACCCCGCCGACCAAAACCTATGTTCTGCTTCCAACGCCGCAGCCTTATCTATCCGTGCCTGTATACCCAACACCAACGCCGCGACTTCATCACGGTTATTTATTACGTGCTGCACAAACTTAGCGGCAAACCAACCGTGATTAGATTTTATGTCGGTGAATATCTTGTCAGTTATAGGCTTGATACTTGGGTCTTTAAGAGACTTGTCTACTTTTATCTCCAGCATCCTAAGCATTTCTGCGTGGGGTATTTCTTTGTTTCGGGTCAACAATTCCCACAGGCTTATGTTCGCAGAAGTGACACCGATTAACTCCCAAGGTTCGCCTCTGTGTCTTTCTGTATTACCGTCACTAGACATACGGTTCTTCTGCATACCGCCAGACAACTCGTATACATACTTGGAAGCCCACTCTGGCGTTATGTTCGTCATTTCGTCAGAACTTAACGGGAGGTTACGCATCAACTCGGCCCTGTTCATTCGGGCGTTATGTGTGTCTGCGTGGTGGTTCATCAAGGCTTCGGGTCTGCCGTATATGCCTAATGCTGCCCTCATAGCCGTGGTCTTACCCACGCCTGATCCACCGAATAGGTGAATACCCATACTGTTTTGCCCTGTGAAGGGCATGAGTATAGAGCCGAATCCAGAGCCTATAACAAACTGATGTAGCTGAAAATTCTCACGGTTATAAAACGCAAACATTTCTAGCTGTCGAGCCTCTGATCCTTTGGGTTCAAAGGTAGAAAACAACCCTGCTGTCTTTTTGGACGGGGGGTTATACTCAATGCTATTACCTAGGATAAGTCTATCCCCTAGCACAAAGGCTTCCTGTCTATCGTTAGTCCACCCAAACTGTAGGTGCGCTTCGTCAGACGCCGCAGCCGACTGCAATTCGTCTATCCACTTAGTTGTGTAAGCCATTAGCTGATCCAATTTGTTGCCCCATGTGGTAATGCCATTCATAGCCACAATTTTACGGAACTCTTCTTTTGAGGTTATCGCAGACATAGGCGCAGTAAATTCCCGTACCCCGTCCTGTGGTAGGTGCAGTCTAAACACTACGACATAACCCCCCAGCGAAACGTCGTGGAGTAGCCTCGTTACGTAGAAGTCGTTGTGGTAGATTACTTCTTCTTCTACGTCCCCGTCAGCGTTCTTCTTACGTACATATACGCCGCCATGTGCGCCTCGCACGTAGGGCTTAGGGTAAGGTGGGATCATGTGCTTGGTAGACGATGCCGAGAACGGATCATCCTCTACTTCATCGTCACCTAGGGCTTCCTTTAGCCGTTCACCTAGAACCTTGGGGCTTTTTATCTTACCCCAGTTAGGGCAATCCATACAGATATCAGGGTTGTTATCGTCAAAGGTAGCGCACTTGTAGGCTATATCTCTAACACCTAACTCCGCAGCCTTGCCTTCTATGTAGTCCCATTTCTTATCTGTTTCCTGCTCCGAATAACCTTCGTAGCCCTTAGATATTTTGTGAGCCTTGGCCCTGCTACCATCCTTACAGGCTTGCAGTACGCTAAGGACACCGCGCCACGTAGGTTCAGATACTTCGTCCTTCGCCTTTATAGCGTGTAATATCTGAGCGCAGCCACGCCCTGCGCGGGTCTTTTCTATAATGTCCTTAAAGACGTACTCTTTGTTGCTGTTGATCGTGTCCCATACCGCGCTGCTATCCCTGCTCTCATGTGGGGATAATGTCGGTTCGGGTCGCTCACCAAACAGGCCCATAAACTCGTCTAGTATAACGGGTTCGGGTATATCAACACCATACAGTTCCACAGGTGCAGGGGGGTCGGACTTGTAGTTATGTGTATTAGGTACACGCAGCACTCTAGCCGCGTCAGCGGTTACTACAGGATCGGCTTTAAGCCCACTGCTAGCACATACCTGTTTTATACGCTCTGCTACGGGTATCCAATCATCCACAGCTAGGGCTTCGGATAAGAACCAGTAAACATGCACACCGTTACCCGAGTTTACCATTAACGGTTTAGGTAACTTGTACTGCTTGCAGAACTTACGTAGTGCCGTCACAGCTTCGGTTTTAGATGGATAATCCTTACTAGGCCCACAGTCTAAATCTAAGAATATAGACCTTAATTGGTGGGCGTTGTCTGCTTTTCTATTTTCGGTTGTCTTAAAGGTAGCTAGTGCAAAGTACACATCGTACCCGTCAGCGTCTAAGTCTTGAGCGGCAGTCTCTACTTCGTCTACTGTGTCATAGAATTTCTGTACTCTGCGGTTATCTCTGCTCCGAGCCGCAAACACACAATAGTTACCCTCACTCCCTAGAACCCTGCTTAGAAACGTTTTTATTATCATAGCCTCTTTCCCACAAGGTCACTGCGAGACGCTACTAGGACGCGTCCTAGTTAACACCCCGCAGTAAGTTATATATCTTTACTCCCAATCAGATAGGATATCCCCCAGATCGTCACCGTCTGTGGGCGGCGGTGCTTTCTTGGTAGCCTTCTTCACAGGCTCGGGGGCTTCCTCAGAACGTGTATCAGGTGCTACATCAACGTCAGCGGGGGTATCATCAATCTCAAACCCCGAAATCATAGTAGGGGCTTCATCGACAGAGAACCCTTCTTCTGCGCCAAAGGGAGAATAATCTTCCATAGGCTTGAGGTCGATAACCTGTATGGCACGTAGGCGCAAAGATACACCGTGGTCGCGCATACTATAAGGAACAAACGTAACCTGTACGTGTATCTTGCTGCCTGTAGTAAGCATAAAATCATCGTCTAGCTTTTTGTTCTTGGCGTCATACTGAGAAGGCTTTGTAGTAGGCTGTTCCCCATACGCGCCCTTCAGTACGGCTTTACCAATATACGTACCGTCTTCTTGCTTACTGAATACCTCCGCAGGTGCAGGTATTTTTGTGGGCCACTTAGCTTGCTTTTTCTCTGCGTAGGCCGCAGCCATAGCTTTATACAATTCCTCGGCTTGTGCCTTGGTCATGCGAAAACTGGTTTCGTACTTTGCGCCATCGTCAGATGGATCACACGGCACAGACTTGCCTCGTTCCCCTGCGGCAGGGTCATACCGATAGGTGCGGTTAACTCGGGGGTACTGCGCGATAACACCACGTATAATGTGGCTCATAGAGTTGGCTTCAGCCATGTCGTTCTCCTAGGTTTTTATTTTAAGGTAGTTAAAGGCCGCTCTCGTCTGAGAACGGGGATTTAGAATTGATATGGGCAGAAAGTATAGCCGTATTTATCGCTTCTAAAGTATCTGGATGGTCAATCATGCCATCCACGTCCTGCATTTCGGCTACGTTCAAAGACCTTTTAGGTTTGAAAAATAGCTTAGGTACAGGACTATCTACATCAAAGTAGACGTTAGTAACCACAGACGCAAAGCGCGTGTTGTGACTGCTCAAGTGCCGTGCATAAGATTGCAGGGGGGTATTACCGTTCTGAGGTTTGCCGAATATAGACGTAGCAGATACTTGCAACTGATACACTGTACCTAACTCACCCTCTAATAACACCGCTATGCGTTGATGAAACCTACACGCCCTACCCATACCTGAACCAGAACCGCGTATGTTCTGAGTGCAGTCCATACACCGTACTGCTTGCACATCTTCTACAGGTACATCCTTGTCAGGGCGATCTGTGTCTGAGGACCAACAGGTAGGTGCAGTAGGGTTATCACTATCGTACACGCCTTCGTAATATGCGCGAGATATCTCCGCTGCATTTACTATGACTGCATCAAGTGATGTAGCCGTATCGCCATCAGGTAGCGTAAACACGTTGCCCCCTGTGCTAATACGGCTAAAGCGTTCCGACATTATTGTGGTCCCATTTCTTCGGGAGTAAACATTTCTAACTGCTCCCCATCGCCATCGTTATACTTTTCAGCCAACAACGCGTCTTGCAGCTTAGATATGTTAAACCTGTACGTATCATTCAGCTTAATGAATGTGCTATCAGGGATACGTCCCTGTCTAAGCCACGCCCGTACTGTGGACACAGACACTTGAAAGTGCTTTGCCACGTCTTCAATCTTACTCAAATCTTGGGTCATTTTTTCCTCACAGATACAGTGTATTCCGAATCCACGTTTAACCCTCTGGGTACGAGGTCGGGGTTTTCTTCCAAGAATTGTTTTACGTTAGTCTGGTTAAGCCGTTTCTCATAGAAGTGCGGCACGTCATGCTCCATGATAAAAGCGTTCATGCTTTCCCAATCGCTAGTCCAATACCGCTGCTTAACAGACCTGTAAAATAATCCTTCGGAAGTCCTAACACTATCTACTGCGTGTTCCTTGCAGTGAGATAGCAGAGCCTGTTTAATCTTATCCAACTGAGTAGACAGCGCACCGTCTTCATCTTTAAACTCTTTGGATAACTCGGCCCGTCTTTCGCGTATCTTAATGTACGCCCTAGTCAACTTATCGACTGTCACAGTCATTGCATCCTCCGTCTTTTGTTAGTAATAGTTTGTATATATTAACAATGTGTGTCTAGTCAAGCAAATCTTTGTATAAATCAATAATTTTTGAATGGACGCTAATACGCTGATCTAGCAGACTATAAATGCGTTTCTCAGCACTAGAACCCGCTAACTGTACCACCGTACATTTGTGAGTTTGCCCTGCGCGGTGAACCCTTGCGTTAGCTTGAGCGTAGGTTTCTAGTGAAGGTGTCGGCCCCCACCACACGACTGTATTTGCTGCGGTCAGTGTCACCCCATGTGCAGCGGCGGCAGGTTGGATAACCAAAATCTTAGGGTTATCTTCTGTTTGAAACCTTTGGAAAATCTCAGTACGTCTGTGTACTGGTACATCTCCACGTATTACCTCTGCGGATATTTTGTCTGCCCGTAGCTTTTCGGTCAGCAAATCTATGGTGTGCTTGAAAGGCACAAACACCAAAACTTTCTTGCTGCTCTCTGCTATTACTTCTTTGAGGACGCTGTACCTGTTGGAGATATCGAACTGAACTGTCTCTTTGTCATCGGTATAAACCGCACCACCCGATATCTGTAGTAACTTGCTCATTTGCACGGCGGCGTTTACTGCGGATATCTCTTCACCCGCTGCATTGGTAATCATTTTCTTGCGGAGTTCTTCATAGTAAAACTCTTGCTGCGTTGTTAGCTGCACCTTACGTTTCACGTACACCATGTCTGGTAAGTCCAGACATTCTTCTTTTGTAAAACGTATAGCAGGTTGTAGCGCATTGAATACTGTGTCGGTTGCAGTATCTCTTATCGCCCACTTCCACATAGTAGACTTATACATGACCATATCGCGGAACGCGCCAAAGAACCTAGGAACACCTAGCGGGTTTACCAACTTGGCTAGGCCGAAAGCATCTGTCGGAGACTGTGCAGCAGGAGTACCTGTCATTAGCCACAACCACGTATCAGTTTGTAGTAGGCGGTTAAGGGCTTTCCAACGCTTAGTCTGTGCGTTCTTATAGTGTGTAGCTTCGTCCACGATAATTAGATCAAAGCCACCAGAGGCTATAGCATCTTCTACAAGTTCTACACCTGCGTAGTTTATTACTACAAACTCGGCATCACCTTCTATAACTGCTTTGCGCTTAGACTTGGAGCCATAGGCAACGTCCACCCTGCGGTGCATTGCAAAGCTAAACATATCGTTACGCCACGCGCTATCCATAATAGATAGGGGGCATATGACCAACACACGGTTAACCTTGCCTTGGCTTATAAGGTAGTCAGCCGCCCATATAGCACTAGCTGTCTTGCCTGTACCCTGTTCGTTAAAACAGAACGCACGTTTATTTAACGTGAGAAACGCTGCTGTCTTTTTCTGATGGTCAAACGGCGTGTACTGGCCTGTCCATTTGTAGCGTCTACTGATCGGAGACGGTGCCTTTATCCCTACACTACGTAGCGTATGTACCTCGTCTATGCCCCAGTGTACTATCACTTCGTCACCCTTTAACTCTTTGCTTTTGGGTATTACAGAAGTGATCTGTTTTGGGTGGACTACTGGTATTACCAGAGCCTTGTCCTGTAGTATTTGCATGTTGTTCTCCTACTAGGACGCGTCCTAGGACTTTCTTCTTTTAGGGCTACTCATAGCACCCCCTGCGGCTCGGTTCTTTTTACGGCTTTGGACAGTTACCCCGTCCTTATTCTTGCCACCTTTACTTAATGCCTTCTTGTGGGCGATATCCTTGCCCTCGCGCTTGTCGGCTTTGCCGTTTTTGTTGGCATCCTTGCCTGTCTTGTCCATCTTGCGCCGTGCGCGTTGACGCTCGGAACGCTCGTCAGTTTCACCACGCGCTTTCTGCTGCTGGTATTCTTTCTTATACGGGCGGGGCTTGTTCTTATATCCCATATCAATTCCTTCCGTTATGTACGCACTCTAACACAGCACAGTGGCGTCTGCATAACCCACTTGTTCGGGGGTTCCACACATCGTTATCGGCTGCACTTTGCATCTTACCATACTTACTGAGCCACTTCTCCCATAATGTTGAGCTGGAAGCTCTATGGTAGGTGTCTTTTACTATAGCTGTACACACAACAAATAGAAGTGCGGCCTTTACGGTATGTACGTTTGAAAAGTGTGCAAACACAGTCAGGGCCATAAGTTCAAGCTGCCCTTTGTCTGCGTACTTAGCGGATTTGCCTGTCTTGTAATCTACAACCCAAGCTACATCATCGTCTACTATTACCAAGTCTACTATACCACGGAACCAAACATTATCGTCAAAGAAACCACACGGTTCTAAGTCTGCGGTCAGCCCTAGCTTTTCTTCGCATAGCTTGCGCCCTTGCTTGGCGTTGAGGTTATCCATCGCACCCTGCGCGTAGGAATACTTCGCGGGTAAATCCTTACCGTCACGTACATGTTCTTCACAAGCCAAGTGAAAATCAGTGCCGTATCTCATAGCATCTGATTCAACTACAGGATACTGCTTGAGTATCTTCTCGTGGTAAAACTGCTTTGGACACTGCTCAAAGGCTTTGATCTTACTAAAAGACCACGGCGCAACGTCAGTCATACCCAACAGCCGCACGTAGGGGTGTAACAGTCTTACTGGATATGTTTAGACAAGCGTTAGGTGAATGACCTCCATCGGGTTCAACATCAAATCCAAGATAATAGGCCGCTGCAATTAACGCGCCATTAGATATGTATCCACCTTCTGCGGTCTTTTCTGCAAAGTGCTTTAGTTGGTAACTTGAATACTTACGGTTTATTGTAGCCCTTCGGCGGTTTTTAGCAAGCCAACGCGCAGCTTCCCTTACCTCATGTATACGTATGTCAGTGTTAACGTGTGCTTCTAGTTCACCTACATAAAACCCCTCCGCACGTAGTGCTGAAGCCTCATGTTTCTTTAAAACGCTGTTAAGGCTTTCCTGCGTCAATTCTGTTATATCAAGTTCCATCTATATACCTCCGCTGCTTGTCTCTTGACATTCTACTACATCATCACTCGCAAATCCTGTAAAACCAGAGCAAATACTGTCGCCACTACTGCTTACACAAACTATTGTGTGGGAACCCTCGTACAAAGGACAGCTATTGTTGTTTAGGGGTTGAGTACCCTCATTACCGTATGGCACTACTGCTACGTATTTAGTCATTATTCACACTCCCCATATGATTTAGCTTTACCGCTTTCGCAGTTGATAGGCAGTCCCTCGGCCCAATCAGGTGTCCAACGCATACAATCCTCTACATATCGCTGCGCTTCGTCCACCTGCTCGTCAGGAACGCAACAGGCTATGCTGTCGTGAACGGTTAGGACTACAGGGTATTTCTTAGCAATACGTAGCATTTGTTCACCAATAATGCAACGGGCTATACCTTGGCACACGTTCTCCACGACCTTGCCACCGTATAGTTTTTTGCGCCCTCGGCGTACCTTATAGGTGTACTCAACGCCCTGTGAGTTCTGGTAGCCCGACAAATCTTCGTAGTAGATATACAACTCAGAAGGTAGCTTTATACCAGACTGCTCCGCGCAGTATGAAACCATATTGGACACCCCGAAACGCCCCGAAACACCCTGCGCTAGTTGCTTCACCGCGTGGTGCGCTTCACGCCATAGTTGACTTATTCGCCAGTTGGCATCGCGGTAGATATTGATGATCCGCTTGGCCTCATTTGGACTAACTTCATGTCCAAAAGTCTTTAGTTGCATACCAAATTTCTCAGCACCCATACCATAGCCAGCCCCTAGGATTGTGGTCTTACCGATAAACCGCTGCGCTCCGGTAACTTCCTCTTCGGCACAACCGTATATCTGTGCAGCCATCTTGATGTAAACGTCCTCGCCTCGGGCAAAGGCTTCGGTCAAATCGTTTTGCCCTGCCAACCAAGCTAACACCCGCGCCTCAATCTGGGAACTATCTGCATCTATGACACTGTGGCCTTCGGGGGCAATAATGCTGTTCTTTAGTTTCTTACCATTGGCCCCACGGCTAGGCAGGTTTTGCAGGTTAATCTTATCTTGCCCACCCCAACGACCTGTATGTGCCGCATAGTATCGGATAGGCACAGGCAGAAGACCGCGCTTGGATATAGCTATGAACCTTTGAGTACGTGTCTCTTCTAATGTACTCTTGTTACCTAAGCGAGCCGCGACTAGAGACTGCACCCTATCGTCCTCATGTTCTTGTAGTTCTTTGAAAGCCTCGTCCGACTTGGCAAAGGCATAGGTTTCCTTGCCTGTCGTAGGGCTGATCTTTCTAGGGGGAGATACACCTAGTTCTTCTAGTAGCGTAGCAAACTTAGCATTACTCATCAGGTCTTTCTTGTCAGTAATGTTTGCGTCCAGTAGTAATTTGTCTTTACGATCTTTCACATCTTCAAGATGCTGCTCTAACAAACCTGTATCCAAGTCTAGGAAGGGTTCTATAAACATACGTAGGGTAAGGTCTATCAACTTTAGTTCCTGTCTGGGGAACGTCCTTACCATCTGCGAAAACAGTTCGTATGTTAGTTCTACGTCATTGATACAATAACGTGCGTAGTCACGTATTTCTTGCGTTGTAAAATCGACTAGGCGTTTACCTTTCGCCATAATAACTTCGTTGCCTTTGACACCAATACCGTATCGCTCGGACATAGCTTTAAGCGAGACACTGTGTTCTGTACCGTGCAAGGCTCTACCCATACACATAGTATCAAACCATGCTTTAGGCTTCACCCCATAACGCCAACTTAGTATCGCTCCGTCAAAAGCCGTGTTGTGTGCAATGACGCCAGTTTTTGCAAAGTCTACAGAACCTAATAGTTCCTTTACTTGCTTATCACCTTGCGCCCATTCGGTTGAGTTGGGGCCATGTTTCAGCCCCAACCCAATAACTTCAAACCTACGATCACGTATATATTCCTCTGTCGTTATCTTCGACAAAGAGAAGTCTTGCGCGTAATAGGTTTCAAAGTCTAACGTAACAAGGTTCACTTCTTTGTTACTTTCTTTAATGCTAACTCACCCGCACACGCCATGTAACCACAGGCGTCTATGTAGTTGTCAGGGTTATATTTGTTGGACTTGAGCCGTGCGATCTTCAACAGGGCCATCATCATCGCAACATCGGTGGGCGAGAAAGACCACTCACAATCGAAATACTGCTCCCACAGCATAGCTATGGCCTCAAAGTTATTCTCCATATCGCCATGCGTAGCTTCACGATCTTCGGTGACGTACTGCTTGGCGGTATCAAGGACACTGCTACGTGTGTATGTACCTTCTTTAGGTGGCTTGCCGCCCTTAGTCAGTTCGTAGGCAGAGTTGCTAATATTTTGCGAGTGTCGCTTAATCTTCTCGGCCTTATCCAGTTCGTAGGCAGCATCGGCAGAACCAATGCCAGACCAAAACGAACTATCGTCAACTTTTTGCAGTGGTTCTTTCTTCCAGAAATCATACTTACGCAACTTACCTACGTATGACACGCTACACCCAACTTTTTTGGCTATAGACTTATCTGTGTCAGTGCCAAGGGATTTTTCTAACAACTTAAATACCCTATCGCGTTTCTTCTCTTTATTGGCAGTCATAGTTCTCTCCTTATTCAAATTCTGGTACAAACCAGTCATCATCCAACGCCCATAGACAGTAGGACGCTTTCTTCTGGGAACCTCGACGTTCTATCTTGGCTTCCCAAATCTCCCCATCGCGGTGCAGCTTGCCCAACGCAGACTGAACCTCGTCATTACTTGCGTCTAGTTTAGACGCTATCTCACTAGCCCTATGTGCAAACTGATTGTCTGCTTCAGATAGCAACGTAAGTATGCGATCTTCCATCTTAGCTACCACTACGCGGGGTGTTTCTTCTTCGTATGCTTCACCTGCATCGACAGAATGTGTTACGCTCTCAGCAATAACACCCACAACTTGATACTTGGTTGCGTTAGCCATCCTTGAAGTGTTGGGTATCACTCGCATCTGGGCAAGTGTACCTTCGGCAAGGTCATACTTATTGACAAGGTTAGGCGGTATAAACACGCGCTCCCCTTGGTCTATGTCAACTCCAAATCCGCATCGCTTACCCACCAATACGTGCTGCACGTATATCTTTAGTGTGTTTAACATTGTTCTCTCACTCTTTTATGATATTGTTTTTATGAGGGTGGCAATAATTTAAACCGAGTTACCTGCGGTCTGCTTTATTACTGTACTACACCTACAGCCACCCTCACCCCTACTAGGACGTGTCCTAGTTAATGCAGGTGTCTTTTCTGAATTATTGCGGCCATGAAGTTATTAGCATCACGTAACGCTATATCTTCACCTTTATCTTCGGCCCTTTCACGATCTTCTTTTATGGCTTCGCTTAGAACAGCGGTCACTGCCACCATTATAGAAGGCCATTGTTCTTGCTGCTCAAACAGCAAAACTAAATTTGCAACGATCAACGACATAACTTCGGGTGACGCTTCTTTCGGCGCGGCCTCTGCTATACGGTGCATCGCTACCTCAAACTCTTCTTTATCCATCTTGGTTCTCCTTGAATTTTATCTGGTAACGTCTGGCCCTACTGATAATCATCTCTACGGGTGATCCTGTAATCCTTGCGGTTTCCGCTATAGAAAAGCCTTGTTGCGCTAGACGTAGTATAGCCTTCGCAGGTCTTGATCTTTCTATTTCTGACATGCGAGGCTTACCGCTGCCTTTAGTGTGTTCTTGCGGTATGCCGTAGTTAAGTGATCGACCTCCGCAATAATCAATCATCCGCTTGTTCTCGGCTTTCGCCAACTGTTTCCACTGCTCCAACGCTGTCAAGGGTCTCTCCTACCTTATTGATACGGTTTATAAGATTGCGTAAATCCGCTTTTAGTTCGCGGTTCTCTTTACATACGCGCTCGTACTCATCACGGTTAATCATGCTAAACTCCCATTTAGTCATATCGCCTTGCCCCATGCACGTAGGTCACTAACATAACGTGTTAGTTCTTCTTGTGCTGCAAACAGGTTGTTCTTGGCATTAGGCATCGGGTCTCTATCGTAAGACTTCTCTTGCCACATATCTACCTGTTGGCGTAGGAATTTTAACTCTGATTGTTGAGCGGGGGTTAACTCTGCATTTTTATCCATTTGGCATTGCCGCCCAACTGCCTAACGTGTCGGTCAAGTCACCAACTGTCCATTCGTTTACAATCATATCGCAGCCCCCCGCTGCACGTATCTCTCTCAGGTTCTTCTCTTGCAGAGGCGTGGGTGTGTTTTTACCTGCCTTACATTCGATCCCAAAGAACAGCCCTTTGTAGCAAGCCACGATATCAGGTACACCACTTTTACCAAACCCTGCCGTAGCGGGGAAGAAATAATAAGCACCTAATTCTTTAAGCTGCTTTACTGCTTTGTTCTTAACTTTTGCTTCTGGCGTCATAGCCATGTTGCTCTCCCATTTGTTTGTGACGGGGCAACCAAAGCCCCGCCCTAGGACGTGTCCTAGTATGTATCAGGAACAATCCAATACTGATTATCGCTAATCCTACCCCCAACACCTGCCACCAGTTCTCCTACCTGTAGCATGGCTATAACAGCTAACCTCCCCTGCACCCAATCGGGCAAATCAGAGACACTGTTGTATATGGGTGAAAGATCGGTGTCAACACATTCTATACCTATACACGTTACCTTAATGATTTTTCTATCATCTGATAGCGTTATGTGGTATATCATATCTCGTTTGATAGCGGCCACTATATTTCTACAGTGTCCATTACGTAGACAATTTCGTCACATATTCTCATGCCGACTTCATCTACAAACTCACCATGCTCCATCATAGATAGAACAGCTACCTTGTCCTTTATCTCGTCAGGTATCTTATCTGCGCCAATGTAGTATTGGTGTGTTTCTTGCAGTACCTTGCGTCTATAATGGCTCACTCTCTCGCATCGAAAAGTCTCAAACTTCTGTTCACCTTTCAACGTAGTACCCGTACAGATAACAGCCGTAGCTGCTAAATCCTTATTAAGGGTTGCGCTTGCCTGTTGCTTGCGGTGAAGTTCAAAAAACTCATGCGCTTCGGCCTCTAGTTTCTTATCTATGAACGAATACCCAGACGCTACCAGATGCTTCATCTCTGCCATGACAGGCGTATCACGGCTGGAATCACGCCCAAACAAGGTAGTTTGCATTTCGTTGACTTTACTGGTCAACTCTCCGTGGCTCATACCCGCAGCAAACCCTACATCTTGTAGATTGATACCGACTATAGTGAGGGCTTTGTACGGACGCGTAAAGGTACTTGCGAAACCTACGGCTTTCTTTAGGTTCACCGACATACGCATATAGTGTTGTTCTCTATGAGCATCATAGCGATTGTTTTCTACGTTAGGTGAACACACCACGTAGTTACTATCACCCTTACACACATCTTTGAAGTCACCATAACCAATCCACGCGGCTGTGTACGGATCACCTTTGAAGTGCAGGTATATCTTATTACCTACAACAATAGGCTGTATGCTCGGCTTGACCTCCTTAACTTCAGTGAAAAACTCATATAGTCTTGGGTGGTTAACACGTATACACTCCATATTATTGTGTTGAGGGTTCGATGCTTCCCTAGTCTTTGCGTCTTTGACAAGTAGATGTTGATACGGCATTGTGTATTACTCCTTGGTTGTGTTGTAGGTGAAGCCAAACATTTTGTTGGCCCATCTGTTGAATGATGAACGCACACCTGATGCGTCCTCTTTGGTTCTGACTGTTTGTATTTTGAAGGTAGTGCCTACGCCCCACTCGTAGGTTTCTGTAGAGACAGCAAACTCTAGTGCTAGGTGGTGAAAGCCTACGTCACCCTCACCTGCTTCTAGTGCGTCAAGCGGGGTAAGGCTCCAATCGGTTGTGACACCGAAATGTTTTCCTTGCTCACGCTTCATATTATTTAGCCATGTGCTATCCCCTAGAGGTAACATCGGTGTCATTACACACGCGTACTCGTACAGGGCGTTGAGTTGAGGCTTCCACTTAGCTTTCAT